CCCCATTAGAGCTTGCGTTTAGTGCTTGCGTTTTGTAGTAGCGTTTAGTGGTAGTGGGACCTTTACCATACTACAAAAGCTTTACTTGCCGAGTATCTTACATCTTACACTAACACGCTACAACTCATTGACTATCAACACTTTATTTAGTGTAAGATGCTACCAATTTCACCTACACGCAACCTACACACCCCACATGCTGCCACACGGCACAAACACGGGAGGGCGATATCACGCCATAGGGGAACAGAAAAGTCTGTTGCTCCGACTGATTTTTCTACGTCCCTGTGCCGTATTATCTACTGCATACGTCCATGTTGACTGCGAGGCTGCGGGGTAAGGTGTGTAAGATGTGTGCAAGGGTGTGTAAGATACTTTGAAATCATCTTACACTCTTGAAACATCTGTGTATCAACTTGTTACGCATAAAAAGTGTAAGATGGCAGTAAAAACACACGCACTCTTTTACATGAGGGATGACGGGGAGAGAGCAAATATTTGTGTACGAACTGTACGCCGTGCGCGACTGGTCTACAGCGCGCTGCACTTCCTTGGCCGCAGCAGCCGCCGTCACAAGGTGCTCCTTGCCGTCGAGCGTGAGGTGCAGACTAAATGTTATGTCGTTTTTTCCCATCTTTTTTTACTATATACAATTATATTTGCCTATATTTGCGGCATGTGTTTTAATATCCTGCTATTATAAGCAAATTTCCAAAACGAATAGACGCGCGGCTCGAAATCAAAATAACCGAGAGCCCCGAAACTGACCCTAAGCGCATAGCTCTTGAGCGACGCATGGAGCGGGCAGGAGCGGTGTGCGTGTTATCCTTGATAGCCGATTGTGTTGTCATTACAATTCTTTGCAATGTGTATATCTGCGATTTCCTGTTGTTCTTATTTGCGGTACTATTTCTTGTATCTGTCATATCATGGTCTATTTCGTGGTCGGCGCGCCAAGCGCTTGATGGCGACTGGACTATGCCATGGTGGATGGGGAGCAGCGATTATTAGCCCACCCCCGCCACCAGCGCAGCAAACCGCGCCCGTGCCTCCTCCTTTGTGGGTTGAGGTGCGGGCGCGGTTTCGTTTTTACCGCGTGCCTTGGTGTCCCATGGCAGGGGCAGCAGAATTTTACCATTGCCATGCAGTCTTTTTCTGTAACGAGGTATCGTTTCGAAAGACAAAATGTACAATACCTGCGCAATGGGGTTCTACACCTCAACAATATTCTTCGCCCTCGGCATAAGAAGCTGAGCACACTGATGATTTATTCCACAACAAAATGCCAATCGCGCTGCAAGCATTGCTCTATTTGGCAAAAGTCTGAAGAGCATTTGTCGTTACACAACATTCAAACGATTATGGCAAGCCAATGTATCACCAAATACAAACACTGATATAACAACGGCAGAATTATCTTTTGCCCTTTAACGATTAAAGTCCCAACCGCATATATACTATATGTCGATGGGACTTGTTGTTTTGATTATATGGTTGCGGCGTTTCACAGCGCATCATGGCGCAAACATTCCCAATTATTCAAACAGTATGTTTGCGCTACTATACGGAAAAAGCAGTTACGAATGTCGTAACTGCTTCATTTTCAATGTGGACCAGCTTGGACTCACGGATTGTTTTTAGTTGTGTAGGTATAACGCAATAGACTGTTGATTATCAAGCACCTTAAAAATTAGACTGCGCAATATATCACAACTAAACGCAACAAATAGCACGCAATTTCGCACGCATTTCTTTTGGGTGCGTGCGATTTCTGTCACGCCTGTCGTAATCGCTACTGGGCGCAAAGATAATGCTTGTCAGGCGTTTTTCTGACAAATAATATGTTTTGCAACATGTTTTGCAAAAATAGTTTGATTTTTGCTTGCATTTTTCAAATAAAGGCTGTATCTTTGCATTGTAATTAAGAAACAAAGTAACAAACAACTTAAAACAAAAGATATTATGCTTACAGAAAATCTTAAAGCGAAAGAGGAACTTTACCAGGTTGTAGAACCATCTTTTTTCCAGAATGCCGAGTCTCTATCGGCAGAAGATGAGCAAGGTGCCATTTACGATTTTTTGAAAAATCTTGGTACTGAGGAGTATATAGATTGGCTCACAGAGCACGAGAATGATTACTACTTTGAAGTAGTCCGTGTAGGTGAAACTTATTTCGCTGTTGCGAATGAAGATTACACTGCCCCCGCATGGGCAGTAGAAATCGAACCAATTAACAACTAACAACCACAGCCCTCGACATCACGGTTAAGTCAATTAAAATGAGAGAAGGATTTTACGAGTGCGAGAAGCACACATCATACTGGCGTAAAAAGGCAATAGAAGCCATGCCTTGGGCATCAAAAGTAGTTGCCGTAGTCGGTGGCTACACTGGCTTCGAGAGTTTGGACGATTACGAACTCTGGCGTAATCAGAAATAACAAAAAGCCACACCTTCATTGGGTGTGGCTTACCACGAGCTTTATAACTCGACTTTTTTATCTACAATAGTAGAAATTATGCTCATTAGAGCGTTTCAATCCACAACCCTATCAAGGGTTGACGGTGCAAATATAAGCATAAATTCTACAAGTTGTATGATAAGGCCAAAATTTTCACTTAAAAAATTGAATTATGGCATACTTAAACAAACAACAATACGGTTACCGCAGAGAGTCGGCAGCAGCACGCAATCTTAATAACGAAGAAATTGCGGTGCAGAATGGAATGGCCTCAGACCAGGCAGAACTTATCTCCAAGCTCTGTGCTATCCGTCACGATTTCCACTGCAATATTGACAGCATTGTCAAAGGTGGCGACGATAACTCAATCTCTGATGAGATAGAGAACATAGAATACGGAATCAACGAAAGTGGACTGCCTGAATTAGATATTGTAAGCATGTTGCTCGATATTGATGACCTCGATGGTCTTGTATACGAATATGGCGAAGACGTACCCGAAGACCACGACAGCGAAGAATTTCAAAATTGGTATGACGATAATTATGCTCGCATCTACAGCGAGCTTGAAGAAGTGAATAAAAGCATCGAAAAATACTTAGCTAACATAGACAACCAGTACGGAACACGCTGGTGCCCTACTGGACAATTAAGAATAATGTAATATGGATAACCACCAAATGTTCTATTTCGGCACAAACGGGAGTCGTGAATGTGTCCCCCTTATTGTTTATCATGATGGGGACGTATCGCCACTCTACCTTGAACACGAAGTATGTGAAAAATTAGAACACACCTTGTCCTATATGTCCTTGGAGAATGTTACTTTTGGAAGAGGCTATTTCCTTGGAAGAATGTGGACAGTATATCTAAAACCATGGTCGGTAGATGATTACAGATGTGGCTGTTTTACATCCCTGTTCTGTGATGGGACGCACACCATTGAAGAAATGGAGTCGATTATAAAAAGGACTCCATTTTTGCAGCGTCAGTTTGGTAAGCCTATTGATACAAATAGATTTTGGACATGGGGCTAACTGTATGGTTGCCCGATGAAGATGAAGATAAAGTAGTAAAATATATGGACGACAAAAAAACATGGGGCGGCAAACGCCCAAACGCAGGCCGCAAAAAAGTTGGTAATGCAGTATTATACTGCCGAATGCCACAAGAGGCAGTAGACGAAATCAAGACCTCTGCTCAGAAAGAAAACTTAGCGGTAGGTGACTACCTAATCAAGCAACTCGGACTCTAACGAAAAAAGCGTGACACACTGCCACGCTTTTTTTGTTTATTCAAAACTCTCCATGTATATCCATATCTTATTGCAGGGCGCATCTTCGTCCTCGAAGAAAAACGCATGACCCGTCTCTATAATCAAGTCTGGCGTCAACGTCTTGCACAAGTCAGCATAAGCCGCATTAAACGCAACATACTTGTCGTAATCCGTCACACAATGCTTAAACTGCAACCCTTTCGTGGCTTCAAGCACCTGCTCCAGGCTCCAGTGCGGCCCGTGATGCTCTGCGCCATCTTTAGTCGTGTAGTATATGCGGCTGACAGCCTTCTCTGCACTCTCCTTATCGAAGTGCTTGCACTTGCCACCACCCTTGCAAAATACCATATATAATCTTCCCATAATCATCATTTCTTAAATTCGTTGATAAAATCGCGAAGTACAGCACCAAGGCTCTTCACCTCGTTTTCAATGCCCTCAATCCGCTTGTCTTGCGCCCGTTTTTCTGCAAAGGCTGGATTAAGCTCCTCCAACAACTGGTTACAATTTGTCACCGTTTGCTTGTGCCGCTCAACCTGTGACAATGCCTCCTCGCTTGCAGCCTTAAGTGCTTCGACCTCTCTTAGTATTCCTTCCTTGTCGGTTGACAACACAAGATGCCCTGCATACGTTATTGTTGCAGTTTCGGGGATTGTGTATGTCTTGGTCGCGCCATCTGCCTCTATGGTTATGTCTACCACGAGACCAGTCGGCTGCGCGCCAAAAGCCTTTGCTTGGTTATTGTCGTAGCGTGGAACTGCAACACTCACGGCCTTGCCTTGGTAATACCTTGCGCCCTCCTTGTCAAGGAAATATATCGGATAACCGATTTTGATGTCTTTGAATAGCATTATTTCAACGTGTTAGTAGCACGTGGGGCAATCACCTCCCCACGTGCTTGTTATTACTTTTCTTTTCGACCTCTCCGCGACCTCGCGAAAAAGCTATTGTTGTCAACCTTTTCGTTGACGTCAATAGAATGGTCCTCAGAGGTTATTTCCTTTCTGGAAGCGACCCCTCTTCATGCCGTGGCAGTCGTAGTCTTGCTAAGGGCTGCAATCAGTGCGGCAGTCTGGTTCTGCTGCGACAGCTCCAATCTCGCGTCTTGATACTTGCGGTCTATGTCGGCATACCAATGGTTGTTCAAGGCATCAATTATGCGCTGCGTGTTGTCCTGTCCTGCACGAATAACATCGCACTTGTCTTGTGACATCTGATAGCCAACAGAGCTAAATCCGCGCTCCACAGACGAGTTCACAAAATTGAGGCTCTGCTGCAAGGAATTGGTCTGTCCTTGTATTGCGAGCTGGTTCTCGTAGCCCATCTTTGTGATGCTATTCTGCGTGTTGCAGCAACAATTCTGAATTGCCTGAATAACTGCCGCATCACCTCTTTCCGCTGCGTTGATTACGCGCTCGGCCGAGAAACCAACCTTGCCACCAACTTGGTCAATAGCGGAACGAACAGCGCACACGCCTTGCTGCAACTGGTTGAAGTCGCAATTAAGGTTCGCGCCCAGTGTGGTCAAGGCATCGTTATTGCCCTTGATTGCCTGCATCAGCAGGTCGGAGTTGTGGTTGTCAGCCATCTGCGAGCGCAGCGACTGAATTTGGCCCTGTATCTCGGCATCTTGCAGACCATTGCGGTTGTTGCCAAACCCGAAGCCATTGCCACCGAACATGGCGAGAAAAATAAGGTACAAAAACGGATTGTTTAACCACTGGTTTGCACCTCCAAGGCCACCGTTCATCATAGCTGCCAGGGCCATGGGGTCATTGCCCTTGTTGTTCGCCATTGCCGCATAAGCAAGCGCATCATTACCTCTGTCGCAACAGATTACTTTCTCTACATTGTCCATGATTATGAATGTATTAAGTCGGTCGGGGAATATCCCCCGATACCGCAAAGGTGGTGACAAGTTGCTTGTGAGTTGCTTGTGAGTTTTGTTTGTTGCTTGTTAGTTGCTTGTGGCTCATATTGGCAAGGAAATCATTTTCCTTACCTCCTCCCTCATCACCCGTGCAGCCAGCCCCTTAAGCCTGTACCTCGCACTATTCTTAAGCGAATTAACCCTCTGCTGACTCATGCCGCTAAGGAATGCAATATCACCATCGCTCATACCAAGCTCCATTAGCACGTCAACAAGCACCACGCGCGCAACCACACACCGCTCCGAGCGACAATTAGCAAGCGCGTCAAAGTCAAGGCCGCTGGCTTGCATCACGGCTTCAACTGCACAATCAAAAATCTGTTGTAATTGTTCCATTGTTCATAAGTAATTTCGTTTGTAAAAAAATAAGCACAAAGGCAAGCACGGAACACATCACCATGCGCCCATGCTTGCCAAACAAACAACCAAACAAAATCACTTATACTTACTATATATGTTGTAATAGAGCAACACGCCTATTACCATGATAAACAAACCGCCAACGGCCCGAAGCCTCCACCTTGCAGGAGGCTTCTCAACCTTTGTCACCGCATCACGCACCGTAGCCTTGTGGCTTGTGCTGTTTGTTCGGTGTGCGCGGCATGACACATGACTGCTCGAACTAAGAGCGTCCTTGTTGTGGTATACGCTTCTGTCGCGATACACATACTTAGTTAGCACCTTGCCTGCCGTGTCCACTACCACATAGGTAGTCATGCGGTCGGCCACGCTGTCCACTGTTTCCAAATTGGAAACTGTCACAATCGTATCGCGCACCATCACACTGTCGGTCTTATACACTATCAGCGTGTCGTGCGTGCGCTCCATGCTCTGCACCACCTTGCGCGCGCAACTACTGTGCAAGACAACTGCACAGATAATTACGATTAAAAAACCACTAATTCTACGCATATTCTTGATTATATTTGTTACCTTTGCAGTGTTTAATTCCCATATAAAAGAGGCACATCCTAAAGTTGCACTTAACTGCCGCACGAGTTTTTCCGTGTGGCAGTTTTTTCACACGAACTTGCCATAGGCAAAGTGGTTCACCCGATTTAGCCAGCCATTCAAATTCACCTTTTGGCTCGGATTCTTGGCAACAATAGCCTTGTAAAAAGCTATCCTGTCCTGCTTCAACGCTCCGAACAGCGGCAGCGGACTACGCGTATTTACCGCTTGCAAGGTCTGCTTGCCCATGATGCCATCGGCAGTCGTTTTAACTATCCGCTGCAAGTGCGTCACGGCCGTCTTAACTCCGCTGTTATAGGCCCAGTCCACGAGGATAAAGGCAACACTCTTGTCTTGTATGTAGTCCGCCTTGCACTTGTTCCAATAGTATTTCTTAAATATGTACTCCCACTCCGCATCAGTAATGCGCTTCAAGTCCTCTATCGTCTTGTTCTGTCCAAACACACTGCGGTATGTGGTCAATGTCACGCCCTTATTAGTAGGCCCTCCCTTGTCAGCCTTCCTGTTGCAATAGCCGCCCTCGCGCTCCAGCACAAATGCCGCTAATTCTTTCCAATTTTCCATACGTCTAAACTTATTTTTCTTATCTTTGTAGGTGTTAATATTTTTGTTTTGACATGGTTATGTGATGGTTGGTGCGTTGGGAAACGCGCCAATTTTTATTCAGTTTTGTTCTCACGTTTTTCGCCATACACTTTAGTAATGCCAGCCGTAACAAACAAACTTGCCACGCTACCTACGAAAGCACTAAGCCCCATAAGGTCGGTGTGTATTGTGTTACTGTTCATGACTTCCCATATTAGCACAAATGCCACACAAAGCAACAATACACACCCTATCAGGGTAACAGCCACAAGGAAAAACGCCTTGCTGCTGTGCCCACTGTTCACACGTATCAGTTCCGTGATATATCTCGTTAATCTCATAGACCTATTGTTCAGGGTGATTACTACTTGCACACAAAAGTTGTGGAGGCTGGCGGTTTGGGCAACCAAACACCGTACACTTTTGGCTCTCCGCATACTGCTGCTTCACAACCAGTTCTGCCATTTCCTTTTTTAGTCGTGCAAGTTCATCGCGTTGCTCATTCAACTGCACATATAGCGCATCAATCTTTCCATTCAGTTCCTCTTCGTGCTTCACTTTCTCATCATACAACTTCTGCCATTGGGCAGCATATTGCGTAATGTTGTCTGCCTCGGCCTTACCTGCCTTTGCAGAAGCCTCACGTTTCTTCGCATCATAAAAAAGAAATATGCCAAGCACTGGTATAGCTACGCCTGTAACGATAGAACTGATAGTTTGTATTATGTCAGTCAAAATTCGCCCTCCTTTCTTCTTACATAGGCTTCTATCTCTCTCGCAAATTCAACTATCTCGTCTGGCTTTATGTCGTTGCGCGAAGCCGCTATCTTTACGCACTCAATCCTAATTTCTTGCAGTCTGTTCATTATAGTCCGAGTTTTGCTTTTATCTTATTCAATAGTTCTCTGTCTGCTGCCGTCATTACACCAGCCTTTGCGGTTGTCGCAGCCGAAATGCTTAATGTGCGCGTGCCGCCCGTGGTGAAAATCGGGGTGATTATCTTTACCTCTGTGGCTGTGGAGTTCTGCTCGCGCAGTTCAAAGGCGTCAATTCTGCGGTACACGTCCCACCTCATCAGCCCGTTGCCGCCCGTCCATACAGTCGGCAGCCACACTTGGCTGTAGTTTGTTGCGTTCTCGTCATTCTCGGCTCCCCAGTGCTTGATGCGCAGAAACTTGTCGTAGCCTCCATTTTGGTATATCCACATTTTTGCGCCCAAAATGGTGCGCGGGTTGTCGGCAGAACCTTGCGAGTACACGTAATTTGCCGTAGTCCCTGTTACACTGCTCTGCACTGTCGGGGGCTTGATTGGTGTCATCGGTGTATTCCAGCTGCCCCACTTGCCGCCTTGATAGTAACGGACTGCAATGGTCAAGTTGCCCGTGGTGTTGATTGACGCAATGCTCGTCTTTGCTGAATTGAACGTAATGCTGCCTTGTATCGTCTGCATTAGCACGGTGTCACCAACATTCAGATTAGAGAATGTCACAAATAATGGAATGCCAAAACACTTCATGCGGTGCAAACCTTGTGCAGTTTCCGCACCAAATGCGTCAAGTTCTTTGTTCAGCGCGTCAATGGTCGTTACATTATCATGCGCAATGAGCCATTCTGCGGTATTGGCCAATGTTTTGCGCTCTGAGGCGTTGACAAGTCCGTTCCTTATCGTTGAATAGGGTATGTATTTATTTTCCCCGTTATCGTTTATCACGACCATCTCGCTGCCCGTCAGACTCGTGTCCTGCGGTAGCGATTTTAGTACGTCTTTGAGTTTTACTGTTGCCATATTGTTAAGGTTTTATTGTTCCATTATCAGAAGGACCAGTTGTCAGTGGCACTTTAGTCCATGTCATCTGTCCTATGTTCGTATTATCCTTAATGTTGAATGACGGATTTTCTATACTGCCGCTGCCAAGGTCGCTGCTCGTGCTGCCTTCTTCTACGAGCCAAAAAAAGCCGCCATCGCTGCCGATTGAACCTGTCAGAACCACAGCCCTTCCTCCTCCGAGTTTGTATGTCTGTTGTAGTATATCATTCCCGTACACCTTTATGTTCGCACCAATGCCACGAACTTGTATTTGGTTTGTTGTCAGACCTTTCCCCAATCTGTTTATCAAGTAAAACTTGTAGCCAAGGAATGCCAAACTCTCTGCATAGTCGCTTGGTTTATTGCCATTCGGAGGAAGATAAATGGTAGGGGTGCTATTCGGAATATACGAGATTAAGAGTATCGGATTGATGTTGTAAAAATCAGGCTTCCACCTATTGTCCTCATTGTCCTTATCCTTCGCGGTAAAGACTTTCTTCCATTCATCTTCATTCGTAACTTGTGTTAGCCCTTTCAGATACGAACCTACAAGCAGTCCGTTCACTTGCCCACTCTCGCAGAAGATATTCCCATGAAACGCATACTTCTCGTTCTTCGGGTCAATTATCACGCGGCATTCGTTTTTTGAAATGCCATACAGCCCAACTACATTCTTTTCTTTGCCGCCAATGTCGAATCCCTCACCGCTCATGGCGATGCCCGTAAACTTCCCGTCTGCGTCCTTTGTTCCGAATGCGGCATTCTTCGCGGCCACATAGTCCGCACCAAGTTCGGTGGTCTGTCCGTCCCACTGGCGCACCCATGATGGCATATTTATCTTGTCTACCGCAACACCAACAATATCGTTATCGCTCCTCGTCCATGCGCTTGCAGCCTTGCCAACTTCAAGCTTCGGCTCTGTAACGTAAACACATGGAACAATCGGATGGATTTGCTGAGTAAACTTCTTCATGACTCGGAACAAACAAAGGCAAGTTTCAGGCAAATTGTCAGAAGTCTTGAACGTCACTGTGTGACGAGTCCACGAATATGTTGGCTGGAATTTAACACCACCATCTTTTGGTGTGTCTTGTTCCTTTCCGTCCACAATCATTTTTTCTGTGGTATCAACCATTGTAAGGCCATTTTTGTCCCATGTCCACAGATAGGTATAGACAGGTCGCTCCACGATTGTACCAAGTAAATAAAAAGATAGCGTGTACCACGTAGATGGTGATATTTGATTTTTGACATTCTGCTGGAAAAAGTCAACATCAATTTCTTTAATCAGTGATTCTACATTCACTTTTTGCTCAGTTTCTACCTTTATCGCCCCATGTCCGTCCAACCCCTCGTCCCTTGTGCCTTCCAAAGCAAAGGTCTTGTCTGGATTTGGCACATTATCAAACGTTTCTTGCTTAAACTCGGTATAGTCAAGCAAGTTGGGACGCATATCCTGCCCGTCCGCACCATCTTTTCCAGGCTCACCATCTTTCCCAGGCGTGCCATCTTTGGCCATATAGCTCACGCTGTAAGAGTACGTGCCATCGGGCCATTTCGTGCGCGTCCACAGATATTTGCCCACTTCCGATGGCGGCACACTGTTTAACCATGTCCCCGTTGGCGCATTAACTCCGCTGCTGCCTATCTGATAGGCCACATTGCTCTTACTGTTCGCGCCCCACTTTATAACCACATCACTGCCAATCGTCACAACACCCGTTGCAGGGTTGTACGTTATAGCTCCTCGCCCAAGGTCAAAATAGCCATCATGGTCAAAGATATAGTTGTCTTTTCCAGTCTCATCATCAAAAGACACTATCGTACCTTTTCGCATATAGAGTCCAAATGCTTCACTATTAGGTATGCGGCCCAAACTGCAAACTATCTTGTCAGAAAACGACTTGGAGTTTACGCCATTGAGCAAGTCAATAGTCGGCACGCCGCTTTCAGTAGCATGGAGGTATATCGCATTCTGTCGGCTCGGTTCGGTTATGTTGCCATACTGCACAATCTCGTCACCAGCCGCAGGCAAGTTCATCGGCACATCATTGTTCAATACCTTCTCCGTATCGTCATTCTGATAAATTTCGCCCACAAACTCGCTGGCCATGACGGTGAACCAACCCTCCTTCATGTTTGCGCTCTCAATCTTCACCCAGTAGCCCTTTATGCCTTTGGTCACGCCATCAGAACCTACCTCCACACGCTGGCAGCGTATAAGGTCATTCTTCGCAAAGCCGCCATATCCGTGAGTGGCTTCGCCTTCAAGCTTAATAAGGTAGTATTGGTTTCCGTGTTCATCGGTGCGCAGACTCACTTCCTTTACCTTGCCGCACGCCTGGCTAATGCCGAGTGAGCCGCATATCGCACGCACTTGGTCTATTATCAACTCATGGGCTATAAAGGCTTTGCGCACCTTTACATTGTCTATTTCAAGCGTATATTCTGGGCTTTCTTCCGAACCGCTGTTAAATATCTTCCACCCATGGCCCATGAAGTCCGAAGCAAAGTATTCTTGCATCTCGCACACCACCTTGCCGAAAGCGTTAAGCACCTTGTTTCCTGTGCTTCTTGCGCTCCCCACAAAACCGTTAAACCATGTGCTAAGTAATCTTGCCATATCTCTTATTCAAAATATTCTATTATACCATCTGCGGCAGTGTCATTTCCGCTGTAACCGCTTGCGAACATTGCTCCAGCTTCAAACGTTATAAGCCCTTGCGCGTTGTCATCATCGCGGCTGTGAAGAAAGGTGTTTCTCATGCGGAGAGCAGAATACACGTTATCATCTGTTTCTTTCGTTGTGTCGTTAGTCTTGATGATGTAGACTGATGCACCGCCCGATGTGCCTTCGCTTACAAGTGTGCTGCCGCCAATATTAAGGCTCACTTCGTTATTTATCTGCTTCTCCAAGTCCTTGAACTTGGAATAGGTTGCCTTTTCTCCGATGATGTATGTAGGGCTATCATAAGGTATGTCCATCTTCTTTTCGTAGCCCATAACGCGGCTTTCACGCTTTCCGCTGCGGAATAGTGCAGCGTTATACATTGTCACTCGTCTGCCGAGGTCGAAGTCCCATGCGTTTTTTGCGTCAAGGTCGCTGCCGCTATAATCTTGCACTATCTCATTGCCGTAATCGTCAACGAGTGTGTTGCCGCTGTCATCGGTAATGTTTGTTTTCTCCCTCACACCATACGCTATATCCGAAAACAAGGTGCATTCATAGGTGTTGGGGTCTATCATCATTTTCTTAATTTGCTTCTGCGTTTCCGTTGCAAGTTCTTCTTGAGCTTTGCCTATAAGTCCAAGGTTTTCAATTCGCGAGCTGTCCCAGCCAGTTAGGATAAATTCGTTGCCTTTTTCGGGGTGCATTGACTTGTTAGGGAGATAAAGACCTCCATCGAACTGCTTTCTCAGAATGCGGAAAAACTGATGGTCAATGGTTGGCTCTGTGGGCGTTTCGGAGCTGTTGAACTGCACATCAAAGGTCAGTCCTGAGAGTGGACCAGACTGGAAGATGACTTGCATATTTTCACCATTTGGCAGTTGCCATGCTCTATCAAATACAAACGAGTTCGTCTTGATGTAATATTCGGTGTATTTCTCGCCTGTGGGCTGCTTGTTCTCGTCAACCACATTTTGCAGTTTGTCGCGCACCTCTGTTATTTTTGATTTTGTGCGAGGGTAGATGTCATCGAATACAAGCACTTTTTCAACAATCTCTCCGTCCTTGGCCTCTTGTGTGTCTATATATCCAGGCGACGGCAGCGTTAATCGCGTTTCAGCGAGGGCCTTGATTACCTCTGCGTCTTGCTTGTTCGCTGGGAAGAAGTGTGTCGGAAGCTTCGCTTTTACAAGGTTGTTGAGCGTGAATTTTTCTCCGCCTTTAAGCGTTATTGCGCTCTTAGCAATCTTGAACATACTCGTATGTACGTCAAGCGTTGGTTCGATGTATTGTGTGGTGTTATACCATATAGCCTTTGCCTCCTTTTTCGTTTTAATGAATGTTATTTTGCATTCCGCTTGCGTGTATGAATCGTCTTTCGTTGTAGCAAAGCCAAGGCTCGCTTTTTCATCTGATATGGACAACTTCCCTTCTACCCCACGGGCTGAAAGACTTAAAACTAAAAGATATTCAATCGTAACAGAAGTTTCTTCAGTTAATTTTACAGACGGGATACAGAACTGATACGAGTTGTATTGCTGACCTGAGCCTGAGCCATATTCGTTCAAGTTGAGTGAATACTCCTTATACGCCAAGACACGTTCATATTCTTTTCCGCCAATTTTAACAGCACTACCCTTTCCACTTTCAACGCAACGAACAATCGCGTATATTCGCCCACTTATATACCATTGACTATCAATAGGTCCGACTGTACTCCATGATAGAAGCAACCCGATTCCAGATTTCTGTTCTTCATGAGACCCTTCTCTTAACTTAACAGCGTTCTTCGCTGTAATACTGATATACTCCGTTTTAGCACCACTGGCAGCACCTACCAAGTATTTATCAGAATAATAAAATGTTTTCTTATCGATTGATATTGTGCCAAAATCATTCACAGCTGGCTTCTCTACCTTTATCTGTGAGACCTTGTCAAAATACTCGGAGTAGAAAGGATATTCGGAGCTGAAATACCAGCTGTCTGTTGTTTCTTTCAGCCCCGTGACGGTAAGCTCTACATTACCTTTATCCCAGTTTGCAGGCAGATTGTTTGAAGAGCCAAAGGCATACACACGCGTTGCGTAGTCTGTTTCGCTCTTAGACCCGTCCATGCTTTCGACATTCTTGCCAAGGATAAAGTCCACATTCGTTCCCTCTGCGTCCTGACATTTGCCGAAGTGTATCACGTTTCCTATTACCCACCATTCAGTGTCCCAAGCCTCTGCTATCTGTGCCAGTGCGTCAATGTAGTTGACAGACGAGTAAGATTGCGTTTTGACCTTTTCCAAATCATCGCCATCAACCTTATGCACTTTATACGTGTATTCCTCCGTACCATTATAGCGCATGCCCTCCACATTGTTAAGGCAGCGCACAAGGGTTATAACTTGTTGTTCGAGGTCGGCCGTGAGGTTGAATGATGCCTCCAGCGTGTTGTTGTACTTCGATTTGTACTTGTACATTCTGTTCTTCCACGCGAAGTAGTATGCTTCGAGTTTCAGCTCATAGTTATAACCGCCCGTGTTGCTGTCGTATGTCGGTGATTGTATCTCAGTGACTTGATACACCTTGTCATGCCACGTGCAATACGAGCCAATGGGAAAGAATACGGGTTCTGCAAGATTGAAATGCAGTTCCACGTAATCTTCCTTCATTAGCTCTTTGCGTTCGATACACCCAACGAAGATATTGGGCATCTCGTATATTAGCTCTCCCTTTGGGCTGTATATTGGTAATGTCATTCAAAGTGCAGTTTTATCGGTCTGTCGGGTTCGGTTCAAGGAACTTGATTTTGATTGTTCTGAAGTTCTCTCTTCTGTAATCCGTGATTTCTTCAACCTTACGAAAAAGTAGCTTGAATGTCTGCCCGATTCGTCTTGCCTCAAAGTTAATCATACCGCTGCGCAATACGCCAAGCATAAGGTCTGTATTAGCTTGTATCTCGCTGTACGTACTTCCCTCAAGTAAGAAAGTGAGTGAAAACTCGCGTTTCTGCACCTTTATACTATCCGAGTTTATAACGAGTCTTACTCCATTTTCAAGGCGACTTTCGTTGCTTATTACTTCTTTCGTTTCCAAGTTGCCTTGCAGTGTGTTGTAAGTACCTTTCAGAGGTTGTGCCTTATAGTTTAACCAAATATCCTTTCCGTTGATTATAATTTGTCCAGTCATATTCTTATATATTACGCGTGTTCTTTTCTATTTTCGCAAGTCGCTCATTCATGCTGTACAGCTCATTTGTATTCTTTTCTATTGCGGCGAGATGACTTACAGAAGTTCGTTGTATCTCTATTGAGGTGTCGTAATACTCATTTCTGCCTCTTTCGATGTTTATCATCTGGCAAAGACTGTCATTTATCTTGTCGTATTTCAGCGTGTCAATGAGTTGATTATCACGTATCTGATACAATGCTTCTGTCTGTGCCAATGCGCGGCCGCTAAGTTCCTCAATACTGCTCTCTGATGCAGCTGCGAAGCCTTTTGTTTGCGACCCGTCACTTGCTTCACCGCCAAGCCCAGAATTGTTCAGTGTGTCGTTTCGCTGATTCGTAAAGTTGTTTGACGCTTCTTCCAACTCTTGTTGGAACTGGCGTGCATGCTCTTCGGTCAGTTTTCCTCCATCGGCCTCTACTTGCTTCTGATAGCGTTCAGTAAAATCCTTGGTCCACTCTTCGACTGCTTTACCCATAGTGTTGTCTATGAGGGCTTTGCGCATCTTGTCCTTTACAGAATTAGCGAAATCGTCTGCACCGCTGTTCATATCTTCAAGAACCGACATGAAGTTTGAGTACATATCATCGAACTTGATGCCTGTCAACTTCTCTTTCGTGTCCTCTTGGAAGTCTTGCGTAGCCTTTTTGCATTCAATCAGCTTGTCCAAGTAGTCTTGCATCTCTACGGGGAGCTTCGCCCAGTATTCGCCATTGTCTGCGCCTTTGGCTGCTACAAGTTGGTCGTAGCTGAGGTTCGTTAGGTCAGACACGCTGTTAATCTGCACGCCTGCCGCTTGGCTCATTGCTTGCAAGCCCTTTGTTCCAAGGTCGCGGTCTATGCGATAACCGTAGCTGTGAGCACCTGTATTACGTACTTGCAGATACTTTGTCGCAAGTGTTTGAAGCGACTTTTCTTCGGCCTTGTATAATGCTTCTACTTCTTTGATGGCTTCCTTTGCACCATCTCCGAAACTCATTTCAATGTATTGTTTCTTCTTTTCTATCAGGTCACTCCATATACCTGACAGCTTTTCGTAATGTTTCCTTTCATTCTCAAAGGCTTTGAGCGAGTCGCTTTTCCCGAATATCATCTTTCCAATTCCTGAAAAAACGTCCGCAATTCCACTGAATACGCCAGTGATGGCGTGTACGTAATTCCCGATGTCAAGAAAAGACCCAATCTTCGTCAAGTCGAATCCATCAAACGCTGAACCTATCTCTCCAATCCCATCGAACATTGTTCCTAAACCTTCGGGCATTGTCACACCGAACTTCTCGAGCATATTAGATACGTCCTTGCCCATATTCGACATTGCAGTGAAGCCGCTGCCGACTGACTTAATTGAGGATTGCGCTGTCTTCTGCGCATCTGATAAGTCTTTTGTTGATTTTGCAGCTTTATCAAGCATATCACCAAATGTTTTCAGCTCGCCAGTTACAGGGCTATATACCTTTTCAGCGCGTATTTCTGCCTTTTCTTCTGCTGATGAAGCATTTTGGTATCTCTTCCAAAGGCTTCCACCGCCAACACGTTGGACTTGTGCCTGTGCAGTCTTTGCCGCTTGTGATTTCTCTTTTAGATTGCGTACCGAAGTAAATAATCCGCCTATAAGTGAGCCTTTCTTTGTCTGTTCATCGCGGACTTTATTTATTGCTTCGTTGATGGCCTTAATGCTTTCTATTGAGAGATTCCTATCGTTCTTGATTAGTGTTTCAAGCTGGCTTTGTAGTTCTGCCAAGGCAGATTTGCTCAGGTTGCTAATGTCGCCAAAGACGTCCTCCCAATTTAGCTGCTTCTTAAGCTCTTCAAATTCAAGTTCCTTGATTGCAGCCTTATGTTCCTCAACTTTTAACTTGTATTGCGCTGAGTCTTGGTCAAGGCCAGTTGTCTCATACATAAACTTCTCGCCCAACGCCTTGCGTTTCTCCAAGAATGTCCCGTACTTCTCGTAATAGTCATTCCATGCGTCCTTTGATTGGGACACCCAATCAAGCTGCGCTTGGGCGTTGCGGTGCAACTTTTCAAGTTCATCTTTCTCTGCTTGTGATGTCGCCTTAGACAACTGTTCTTCAAGTTCTGCTATGTCGTTGCGTAGAGAGTTAATCTTGTCTTGCCGTTCTTGTTCTTGCTTGTCGTATGCCTGAGCGAGGCTGTCAACTGTCTTTCTTTGCTGCTTCTTCTCCGTGAAATCATATAACAATTTGTATTGGTCTTTAATCTTGTTAACCGCATTTTTGTCGACCATGTTATCATTCCATGCAGTTATCTTTCCGCCTCTCGCCTTAATTACAGCTTGCTCCGCTTCATATTCTGCTTTCTGTCGCTTTATTTCGGCTTCTACTGCTGCATCGCCTTGCTGCTTAATCTTATCAAGTTCGTCTTTATTTTGTTTCTCGCGTTCTTCTCGCGTTCGAGCGTAGCCATCTTTCATGGCTGCAATGCGAGCATCTGCGATTGCACTCTCTACCTTCGCGACTTCTTGCTCGCGTGCTTTGTTGTTTTTGTCATAGACATCTATAACTTTGCTATTCGCCGAGGTAACTGCATTAGATTGGTTAAGCCCTCTCTTTGCGGCAGATTGGGCCTTAGATGCCATTGAACGTAGGTTAGCTTGTTCCATGCGCGTGAGCATACGTGTTGATGCTGCCGCGGTAGCTTCTGACTGCATTAAGCCAATTCTCGCTTGGCGTTCTGCTTTGATAGTCTGCAATGTTTGAGTGTGTAACCTGTTCTGTTTAACAAGGTTGTCGTATTGCTTCTTCTGCACATCAAGAATACCATCTTCATGTTTTTTCTGTCCAGTCTTTTGGTCAACAATATCCTTTCCGTAGAATTTCTCTTTAGTTAGCTGTTTCGCTTTTTTTAGTGCTGCATCTTTCTCCTTGCCAGTTAATGTATACGCCTTTTCTCGTAGTGCTGCAATTTCTGTATCAAGTTTTAGTGCGCGCTCCTTTGCTTCACCTTCCTTCTTTGAGAGGTCTAAGTTTTGCAAAGCTATTTTTGATGCTTCTCTTGCTTTCGGTATCATGCCAGTCAAAGACTTTGTAAGAGCATTCCCGAGTTCATTATCAGTAAACATACCAGACACGACAGAGACTGTTGCCTTGATACCTGCAACTGCTGTTTTAATCTGGTTAATAACATTTTTTCCAGCGTCTAAAAGACCTGTCCCCATTTGCGATACGCCCTCCTTAAGTGTTGTCCAGCCCTCGGATATTTCACCCGTTATGATTTGCCAAACGCCCTTAAAGATAGTGCCGAAGCCAACAACTAGGTTTTTTACTGCGCTAAATCCAGTCTTGAATGAGGTTACAAACGTTGAGATAAACTCACTGACAGCCTTATTTCCGCCCGTAAATGTCTTGAACAGATATTTACCGAAAGCAATGACAATATCCGTCACAGAACCCATTATGCTTCCGAAGAACGCAGACACCTGCGCCATAACTTTCTGTCCCTCGGCAGATTTGTTAAGCCACGTATGCACAGCCTTAAGAGCAAGAGCAATCGCACCGAGTATTATGCCAAGAGGCGTTGCAACGAATGCCATTGCAGCTTTTGTCATTTTACCAAAGTTCGTAATTGTCTTTGATAGAGGAATGCCCATTCCGTCTACCGTATTAGTCAGTGATGATAATGCTCCTTTAGCTCCTTCAACCTGTTTTGATGCGAAATTAGAAAGGCCTTGCCCAACAGATGAGAATTTGTCCTTCAATCTGCCCCAAGTTGTACTTTGTTCTTCTACTTTTTGCGAAACGCCAGCACTAACTGCACCAAAGTTATTAAGCGTATCTTGTGCGCCCTGAGCTTGCTGTTGTAACTGCCCTAAATTCTCTTTCGCTTGTGTAAGTTGTACTTGCAGCGTTTGTATCTGCGTAGCTGCTTCAGAGGCTGATGACATATCCCCTGCCTTTACCGCACCTTGCATTATATTCTGCAAGTTCTGTATCTGCCCTTCAAGAGCAGATATTATGTTTTTTTGCTCGCTGTACGCGGTTGTCGCGGTTGCTGCGGCAGAAGCATACGAGGCTTCGACATTCTTCAATCCGTTCGCTACATCTTGACTCTTCTGCTGAACCTCATCTGCACCTTCAACAATATACCGTGTGCTTATAGTCTTGCTAATGTCGGCCATGCCGCTATCACCAGCGGCGGTAGATTTTGCACTCTCTTGTGACAACCCTGTAACAGCGTCTTGGCTGCTCTGCAATGATGTTTGAAAATTCGCAAAAGAGTCACGCAATGCTTGCACTCTTTCAGCTGCTGTTCCAGCACCATTTACAATATTCTCAAATGTAGGTTGCGAAGATTGTAATTCCTTGTATGCTTGTGTTAGTTCTGTAATTTTATCTTTCTCTGCTTGTTGCTGCGCAACCATACTATTAAGTTCCCTGCGTTGTGCTGCAAGCCCTTCTTTGTAATTGTCTATCTGCTTCGACATTTCGTCCGCTGCGCTTGTGTTGCCTTCATTTTTCGCTTCTTTATACGCTCTTTGCAGGTCTCCTAAATCGGCAGTCGTTTCTTTTATAATTTCTCTCTGCTGTCTAATGTCATCACCCAAAGAGACAAAAGCAGCTTTAGAATTATCTAATTGAGATGCCAGTTCACTTAAAGACATTCCATTTACGGTCTTGCCGAACTCATCTACCTGCTTTTGCAATGATGAAAGACTATCGTTCATGCCTTGCACAACCTCGTTCGTCTTAGACTGCATACCTGTTATGGTGTCAACCCATTGTTGCGCGCTTGTCTTTATATCATCTGCGTCAATCGTGGCACGAATGCCCAATGCGCCATCTATATCTTCTGCCATATACTTTTCTACATTAAAGACGAGAAAAAGCTATTCCCGTTGTCGTTGGTTATATAATTCTTACTTGGTTTCTGTTGGCTGTTGTGCTGGTTCTCTGTTTCGTTTTCCTCTTCGTCAAGTGGCTTAATTCCAGGGATTGCAGCGTTAAGTAGTATAAGGTTAATGTAGCTCCGTCTGAACACAACTTCTTCGTAGCTCATTCGGAAGTACTTCATTATTCCCCCTACGAAGCCCCATGGAGAGGTGCTTCGTGAGTATTCATCGTCACTTGTTTTGCTCCGCGCAGGAAAATCATAGATTGAAAAAAAAAGGGTGCATTAAAACTTTGCGAGCAGAAAGAAATTACCTGTTTATAGCGTTTCATCGTTGTATGCTTACGGATATACCAGCCAAGCAAAAACCTCGCAACAGACGAGCGGAAAACAGCTTTTACGACTATCTTTTGCAGCGTTCTTATGTCTTGATGCGCTGAAAGCATCTTCTCTATCGCGTTAAATCGGCCTTCAACTTCTAATTGCCTGCACTCTTGCACTTTTTCGCCAATCTCCCATATCTGAGCCAAGGTGAGAGGACGAATGCGGAAAGGAATGAGTCCAAATCGTACCCAAATTGCCTTCTCCGCTAATACTGATGATGTCTTATTTTCTTGTTCCATAGGTGTTAATGAAAAAGCGGTAGCGGCCCAATGTCGCTACCGCTAAAAATATGATGGTGGGAATTTAGCTGTTCTTACTTACTGTTGAATGGTCGTGGCCTGTATTGCTGCTTGTTGAACCAGCGTTCGCCTTATGGCGTGCAGAAGGCATTTCCTCGCCAGTCTTAACATCGAATACAGCCTGTTTCGTGCATTCAATGTTGATGTTGGGGAAACCACTCTTACCAATACTGCCGCTCTTTGTAACAACGAGCTTCATGTTCGCCCACTCGAAGATGTGCGAGGGAAACTCATCTGTAGCCTTTGTAGTAATTTGCACGGCATGATTTTGGAGCTTAAATTTAGGGTTTTCTACAAGATAGTCTTTGTCAGCTCCGCTTGCTGCGCCCTCCTTGAAGCCAAAGAAGAACATATATGCTTCCTTGCTCATGTCGTACACCTGAACAGTGAATCCCTCTGAGCCAGCATCGCTCTGAAGTACTGCATAATAATTGTCACTGTCCTCTACTTCGATGTTATTTGTAGAGGGTGCTTGGTCGTTGAAGCTAAGCGAGTCCTTAACAATCGCTTTCAGCTTAAATTCTTCCCAACTTGTTGGGAAGGGGGACTTTGCCCCAGCAGTATCAGCCGTAGGGCTGTCTACAAGAGGGGCAAATTTCACGCTCTCGATACCCCATGCACCTGATTTGTTAGCCATATTGTTTTCTATTTTAATTCGTAAATGTTACTTGAACTCTTATATTTATGAAATGTGTGCCGTCATTGTCTTTGATACAGTTGCTGTCACTTTCGATATTATACCAAGCCCCACCGATTATAAGCTCGCGTTCATCGTCCTCTGTGTCTATATTACTACACGGTATAAGGCTGAATATGCGCTCACTCATGCTTTGAAGTTTTTTTGTATCGGGCTGGCTGTCAGTCATGTCGGTTGCGTGTAGATTAACGTTTACAATGCAAGAAGTATTGACTGCTCTGCCGTATGATATATTCAGATAGTTCAGGCAAATGTAATCCCCCTCGAAGTTCGTAGGCTTTTCAAATTTGAACACCTTAATATCGACAATATTCTTTGCGATATACTCCGATAGGTTTGTAACGGCCTGCATTCCATTCATATATTACCTTTTTTGATATCTTGTTTTAGCTTGCTGATTTGCTCGTCAAGATAATTCTGCACAAATGATATAACATTGTAACCCTTGGCTTCTACATAGCGCGCGTATTCCATTCCAGCTACGATTATAATCTCCCATGTTGAGTTATCTATAATCGTTTTAGATAGTGCGCCATTCGCTGCATTTTCTCCGATTTCGCTTCCTCTGCCATCGAAGCCACCTCTCACGACTTCTTCGCCTCTGAAGTTAATTCGGAATCCAATGCTTCCTCGTAGGTTTCGGGTGTGGTCATCATATCCTCCGCTTGCTCGTGACGGATACGTATCTCTGGCCATATTGCAAGCTTCTTCTGCGATTACTTGCAACTCACGCAATATACGCGTATCGGGTGCGGACTGTTCGCTTGCCAAATCACTTGAACCTAATTTACGCAAGACTTCGTCAAATCCAAATGCTTCTACAGCCATATCTTTAACCATCTACGCAAGGTTACAAAACCTGACACCCTACACATCATGTCAATAGAGCCATCTTTTTTTGTTATCCTTACCTTTTCGTTCGCTTGCGGTATCAGCGTTATATCTTTAGGCTTTCGCATGATTACGAGATAACTGTAAACATAATCAGAACCGTCATTGCCCTTAATTTTGGCTGCTGACGAGTTCGGTGTTATGATACATTTACCGAGGTCTATCTTCTGTATTGTTTCAGTCGGGTTTAATTGTTCATCTTGCCCAGCAACAACACGTTCGAGTATTATTTTATCCTCTAATCTCATATTGATATACAGCTAACAACATTTTCACTATCATCAGCAAGCACAAGGTCTGCGGATATTCCTGCATCACTTGCTATTGCTTGTATAGATTTTTCCAATTTGTTCACCGCATAAGTCTGCGATATGCCGCCTATGTTTTCCGCTGCGAGAACACGCAATCTTGACAAACATAACATCGAAGCAAGTGCAACACACTTCTTGCCTTGCAGCGTGTATTCTGTTTCGGGGGGATTTTCGCCAAAGCGTTCACCTGCATCAATAAGAGCCTTATCAATGCTATCGTCTGACACACTATATGGCTCAATAGTGGCCGCAACTGCTTCTCTGTTATTCATAACAACCTAAAAACAACAATGAAATACCAATTAGTTCGTCTTATCCGTTTCGAGGATATACAAATCTTCCTTGCCAGTGAATACGGGATTAGCCCACATTTCGTAGTCGATAAAACGGCCCTTGTCGCTTCGCCACATACCAACATGGTTGTCATCATATACTGAATAGACCTTGTTCGGGGTAGGGTCAATCGCTTCGAGGGGGTCAGAAACCTTAAGCACAGCTACATTGTCCGCGCACTGGAACACAACTCTGTCATCACGTGTCATGTTGATTGACGTGTCGTCTTGCAACAGACAGTATCTATCCTTTTCGATAGTAATTTCAGGCAAAAGAATTGTCTGCAAGTACTGATTTACCTCGTTGTAAGATACTCGTGCGTTATTGACTTCTACCTTGCCAAGTTTCAGTGTGAACACATCTTTGAGTTCCTTGGCCTTGCACATCTTGCGGAAAGTACGTGTTGACATACGCATCTTGCGCACCACCTTGCCCTTAGAACCGAGATAGTCTACAATCTCCTGAATGTCGCTCAAAGGTGTTGCAGTTTCCGTTCCCCATGCTGCGACCTTGGCCTTGAAACGCTTGACACCAAGGTCGTATGTGTACGACACTGGCGACTTCTTGTTATTAGTTCCGTCTACGGTCTGCGTGCCGTTGAACAAGCCCTCGAAGTAGAGCATATCAATACGCTTGTGTGGAGCAATTACAGCCTTTTCGAATGGGTCAAACAGGAACTTGACGAGCTTGGCGTATTCCACCTGCTTTTGCTCTTGTGAGAATGTTGCTTCCTTGTCCTTGTAACGGCCTTCAAGGTAATAAAACTGCTCCAGTCGGTCGTTATCCATCTGCCACTCGTCTGCGATGCGGCTCAGAGAACCCATCAACATATTTGCAGTTGGCATCTGGTGTGTGGGCTTCTCTGCGTCCTTTGCAATGATTGAACCGACCATTGCGGCAGCATATTCAGCGAGATATGCCTGATATATCTTTGCTGCGCAATATTCCACAGAGCGAATTTCACTCTTCCATTCTGCGATATAGGTAGAGTTCTTCATCTGCTCTTGAATGAAGCAGTCAAATCGCTTCGGCTTCTCAAGATTTTTTATCAGTGAATCCATATATGTTCTTTTTTTATAAGTTCTTTTATGTTACTTAATCTTGAATGCGTGACGCGAGGTTAATGCGGCCTTGATAGCATCGTTAATTGGATAAGGAAGTGTATCTTCCTCAATCTCGTAAGCCTGCAAGGTCGGGGTACAACTCTGCATACCATCAAGTTCTACGCTCGCATAATTAAGGCCGATAACCTTTGCGGCATTTCCGTTGTCAAGAACTGCGTCCTTGTCTGCTTTCTCTGCCAACGCTGCAACTGTAACCTTGTCAAAGTCTGCATTGCTTGTGTCAATAGCAGAGATTGCAGAACCTGCAAGGCTGTCGCCAACAGCGAGGAGATGGCCCTTATACACCTTTACCTCTGTTGCTGATTTAGCTGCTGCCTCGTAGACCTTTGCTGTCTTGCATACACTTACCTTGCCTGACGCTGTAAGTGCAAGAGGTGCGCCCTTTGGTAACCACTTCAATGTTGCAGGGAGTCCAGTCTGGTCAAGATTGAAACCGCTCTGTCTGCGAACACAAGACTTCTCGTCCCATACGCCCTCTTGAATATTGGTCGGTTTAGTTTCTTTGTATATCATGTTTTATTCGTTTTGGTTTTTAAGATTTTGCAAGTGCTTTCTGTGCATCTTGCATTTTCTTCGCGAAGTCCTCATCGCTGTCAGGCTCGCCATCATTGCCTAATGGAATATCGGCAAGTCCGAGTGATGATAATATCGCCTTGCGTTCTTCTGCATAATCCTGCTCAATCTGTGATGCAAGTGATGCGGCATCTTCTTCTTTTTCGAGATTGTAACGGCCAACGAATTTAGACGGAATGCCTTTTAGCTTATCTTGACCTGCAAGAATACCGTTCAACCTTTGTCGTTCCTCTCTCTCCTTGTAAGGCTTTAAGGCTTCGTCAATACCAGTCCTGAGCATTTCTGCAACTTGCTCCTTCGTAAGTCCTTCTTCTATTGGCTTCTTAGGTGGTTCTGGGTTCACGTTTGGCTTAACATAGCCTTTGTATTTGTTTTCTACCGCCGATGCGCATCTATTACCGAACTTCTGCATGATGTTTACATAGGCCGAAACACCGCTTGCTGCGTTGTTAATATCGTCTTCGCTTGCATCTTCGCTGAGATTTTGGCCAACAATTCCAGCCAACTCCTCCAGTTCTGTCTGACTCAACCCCTTGTCTGCATACAAGGTCTTAAGTGCGTTAAATACTTTCTTGTTCATAGATTTAATTGAATTATACAATAACAAATGTAGATAATAAGAAAGCCACACATCTGCGCATTATTTGTTTTTCTTTCGAATTTGCCGCAAAATATGCCTTTGCAGCATTGATTTCACAGATTTAGCCGAGTATGCATCTGTATTACATATCCGAATTACTGACAGCCCAATTCTTCTTATGCAAGCACTTCTGTTGCTGTCAAGCCGCTTTTGCTTGTCCGTGAAATGGTATTTACCATCGACCTCTATGCAGGCGTTCAGGGCTGGAACATATATGTCTATGTAGAATGTCTTACGTGGTGTCTGTATCTTGTACTGGCGTATGAATTTCACGCCCAACCTGTCCAAAATTCGGCAAACAGACTTTTCTGCCGAGGTTGACTTGTTTAATAGTTCATTTCTGTAATCTCGCATAACTCATTGATTTTTACGCGAATATAGAGATATTCCGTTAGATGTGAGAAAATAAAATATTACTTTTTTGTTATTTCTCTTTGTGATATTACTTTTTAGTTATATCTTTGCAACGCAATTAAGAAACAAAGTAACAAACAATAAAACAAAACAACAATGTTTACAGATTCAAACAAAATTAAAGAACCAAATATGACGGGTTGGAGCGAATGGCGCAAAGAGAACCACAAGAAAACTCAGATGTTGCTCAAAAAAAGATACAACTTCGGTTGGAGAAGAAAATAAAACAACTAAAACAAAACAACAATGAGACAGACAATTACCCCAGTGAACAAAAAAGGGTTATACGAAGCAATAACCTTCGACAATTGCGGAGAACGCTTGTACAATCAGTTTACAGGAGAGGTCAGAAATGGCGACTTCTATGTAATAATAACTCGCTGGCATGACAGGAAAATCCTCGTTTCTTATTGCAAGGAGAATGTTGATTACGCTGTCAACTCTTCGCTCCACTCTTCAATAGAGAGCCTCGTAAACAAAGTATCTAAATATCTTAACTTGGACTAAAATGAAATATTGCACATTCAAAGATTACGGTAACAGCTTCATCTACGAAGATGGCAATTTATTCAACCCTGTAAACGGTGATAACGCCTACATCGGAGAAGAAACATTCAAGAACGCCTTCATCAACGGGCCGTTACGAAAACATCTTGTAATAAGAGATATAGAATAAGGTGAGCTGACAAGGCAGCGTGAGGGGTTCGATTCCCCTCACACCTACAAGACAAACGTTTGAATAGGGTACGGGCGATTCTTAGAATTTCTTTGCGCTTTCCCTTCAAAAAAGCAGAAAGTAAACCTCAGATAAGAGTAAATCCGAAAGCTGTGGTGTTAACCAGCCGTGAGATAACACGTTACAAACCGAGAAAACGTATACCGTACCTTATCGTTACGAGGGTTGAGCAATACAACTAAAAAGCCGTAGGTGCAATCCAAGCACCATTGTAGAGAAAAACCGTATACAACAGCGGGCGGTCAGGCATACCGTGGGGTGAAAGAAACACCTGACAAAAAAACTCGGCTCATCTGTGGCGAGCTGTGTTTGGATAGCCATAGAACGTTCTTGTTTGGCGTGAACAATAAATAAGCCAAACGTTGAAGCTAAACGTTAAGATGCTTAGAAAAGGAGATACCTCTGAATAGTTGCACGAGTGCATAAGTCAGACTTATCCCAGTTGGGAGCGAAACGTACACCTCGCACTTTGCTGTCACAATTCGTTGGGCGATAACGTTAAGCGCATTTTTAATTTAACAACAACAACTCTAAAATATATAACACAATGGATAATAAGTTTTTTGACTTTGAAAAAGCAAAAGTACAGACAATTACACTGGAACAGCTCGAACGCACGCACAAGGAAAACGATGTATACAATAACCCTTTGAAAGGCATCTATCACTTCCAGTTGCTCAACGAAGTAATTAACATGTGCAACGAGCAACACTTCAATGTTGAAGTGTACGACTTATTTGCGGCACAGAACAAAGACCGCGCTCAGCCAGGTGTTGTGCTACTTCCGCAGGTAGAAGCCCAGTACGGAGATAAGGCGGTAGAAGCACATATCTTGAGGCGCGTTTTCGCAAACATCAGAATAAACGATTTTGATGACAGTGAGAACACTACGAATATCGCTATTGCATTCCACCAAAAAGGCATTCAGGCTGGATTTGGCAATATGGTCAAGATATGCCATAACCAATGTATGCTCAATGCGAGCAATTACATATCAACGTATGCCGAAAAAGGTGCTGGGCGAGGTGATAAGATTACCGTGCAAGACGTACTTGATGTTATCAAGTCGTGGCTCGCTGATGCACGCCATATCATTGTAAGCGACAGAGAGCGAATGGAACGTATGAAAAGCATAGAACTCACGGCCGAGCAAGTATTTACGCTGATTGGCATGCTTACAGCTATCCGAGTAAAGTGCGACACATCGAACAAAGCTATCAAAGAGCCAGTCGTTTATCCGCTCAATCAGGCGCAAATTTCGCGCTTTACAGAGTTGCTACTTATAAACTACCACAACACAAATAAAACAACTGTATGGGACGTGTATAACGCTGCAACAGAGCTTTATAAGGCCGACAGCATGAATATACCTGACATGCTGCCACAGAATAGAGCAATGGTCAAGTTTCTTGAAGAGCAATACTCAATCTAAACATATCAACCTCGCGAGTGGGTGCAATGCCCACTCGCTTATAACAAAAAACAGCTATGAACGAAGAAGAAGCAAAATTGAAAGTGGATAACGAATACATCATGAACTACCAAGATGCTTACATACACGCCAAGAATTGCGGCCTTAAAGAACGTTTCGCGAAAAGCTATGCAAGGACCAAGGCCAAGAACCCACAAGCGATAAGGCACATTCAAACGACTAAAGGCACGCTTGAATACTTTATTGACTGGTCTTGCACCGAGGGCAGCGTAGTGATGCTTAATGCCAAGACTGTTTCATTCTATTATAAGGCCAGATACAAAACGCACCCCGATGCCGATAGATATGGCGTGTTCTTCGCCTTCAGCGGCCAGCAATTTGAGGAGGGTTACAACCGACTTGCCGACCGCGGATTTATCTCCAAAGGTGATAAAATTTCCAAGTGCAAGAATGGTGCTTATGGCACTCAGAACTCACTCAAGGCTTTCTTTGATTTCTACGCAAAAAGGGACGAGGAAATAAAAGCAGAATGCGACCCACAAGAGGTGTATTTCTTTGAATACAATAACTACGAGTGCATGTACGCTTGGGACGGTGACAAGGAAGCCTACGACATAATAGTCGAACTGTGGGGAGAGGAAACAGCCAAAACAATAACACGAATTTAATACGACACTACGACAATGGAAATAACAGTAAACATACCGATGAACGATTATGTACAGCCAACAGAAGTACGCCAAGAGGTTGTACAATACATTTGCGATGCGTTTCTAAGCACTTGTGTCTGGCGCATATTCCACCCTGAAAGGCAAAGCGCATACAGAGGCAAAACTCTATACGTCATGGTTTCTAAACGAAGTGGTAAGGCCTACGGGTTTGGTGGCTACGAAGCACTTGACAGTGACGTTAATATCCGATTTAATGGCGAGGAGATGAAAGCCGCTTTTAAGGCTCTTCGTAATGCTGGATACCACATGTTCCGTATCTACGAATATGGCTCTTGGAAGGGCTATATTTGCGATAAGAAGCCTTTCTATGATGGTGGAACAGAAGTAACAACATTCAATGACTTTATAGATTAAACAACATGAAAGCAAAAGATTTTTTGAAAGACCTGCTTCGATGGGATTTGGCCACTGGCTCAGCCTATATGAAGTCATCATGCGAATTGAAGATAATCAGTGGCGAGCTAAAGCCAAGGTCGCTGTATTATTTCTCATTCAAAAAAAGTGACTTGATGGCCGAGCCTGACGTTACGCTTACTTTAGGAGGTGGGGACATTCAATATCTTTGGAAAATTGAGTGGTGAAACGCACAAAAGCATTCCTTGCAACGCCTGTCGTATTTGCAAGGAATGCCTTTTTTCAATAACTTTGCAGCAAAACAAAATTATTATGAGAAAGATTGATTACTATCAGATAGCCTTAGATAAGGCTAAAGAAATGGGATATGACATCGTGCGTCCTGCTGGAGAACGCAATGGGTGGAAATATTTTAGTATTGTAAAATCATGGCTAATTGGTCATAAAATAGGTCTCCCTAAATTTCTAAAGATTTCCATAAATGGGAAAAACATAACTATGGCAGAGGGATGGGATGAAACGACTTGGGCTATTCGACAAGATCATATTCTAAATAATCTCTGATATTGCCTTCAACACACCCTTATCAAGAACTAACTTGTCAACCTTTAATATTTCCAATGATTGAGCAACGATTAACTGATTAAAATTTAAGAAATTTCCATTTTGTGGGTCGTATAGCAAGAACCTATTATTAGCAATTTTTTCAATTGTAATGACATGCCCTGTTTCTTCATTATAATTTATACCCACATGATATCGTCCAACCGCTTGCATTTGCGTTGCTGCTCTGCGTAGCAAATCGTCTCCTTTTATTATAGTCGGACTTGGTGCTTTTCCCGTTTTTGGGTTAATCCAAGCCATTTCAAAGTGTTCTCCTAATTTGAATTGCATACTTTCTTTGTTACTTGAATATCCCAAGGCTGTAATATCAAGCCCACGCAATCTTGCTTCATGTACTACAACACAAGACTGACAGTTTTCTTGATATATGCCACCTTTCCTATAGTTTACATTTGCCCGTCCATTATTTGCTTCAAAAAATGTCATAGGGGCAATGTTTTTTGTTATCCCCATTTCTTTAGCAATCTCCTGTACATTCTTCTTTTGCTCGTCTGAAAGTTTAATAGGCTTGCTATCAACATAGTACTTGTATGCTTCATTGGCCTCTTTCCTACCGAGTTTTGTACCCATATAGCCATGCTTAATTGCTTGCTTCTCCTTCCACCCCAGCAAATCACTAACGACTTTCTGATTATCACTCACGAAGTAAGGCAGCTTTCCGTTCTCTCGCGCCAAGTTTAACTTGTCAGCGTTGCGTTCGCACCATTTAGAGAACTTCTGAGGCACGTTCGGCACAAGATTGGGTGACTTGTAGGCCCTATACTCTTTCTCGGGCAGAGAGCGCAAATATTTCCACTCCTCGCTATTGCGGTCAATCAAGATTGATGACATGGAGCAGCGACAACGTGGGTGCCAGCCTCGCCACATAAAATCCTTAGGGTAATCACCTGCAAGCTCATCGCAAATATCCTCCTCTGGGTGATTTGCAGACAAACGAATGCGAATGCCTAACACGTATGGCTCACTACTCCACCTTTCGCAATTTGCATAGTTGTATGCCATATTCGTTTCGGTGATAGTCAGGCGCAAGGCATTCTGACGTGCTGAACGATATACACCAGTGCCAACATGGGCCAAGTCCTCTTTTACAAAGCGCACCTTGCCTTGTTCGTCTATCACACGTCTGCGCCATTCCACAACATCACGTTTCGTGCCGTCCGACATGGCTTTTTTGAGGTGATAACGTCTGTACATCATATCGGGATTATTGAGGTACTGCCGTATCTGACGGCCAAGGCTCTCTGCCGATATGCCTTGCTTGATACCCTTTTCAAGAGCTTGCGACATGGCAAGTTCAAACTCTGCCTTTGTTTGTTGCGTGTAGTTCCACACCCTATCAGAGAGGTTGAGTCCACCATCGCGTTTCATTCTGCTGTTGATGAATGCCTTTGCCGTGCTTTCGCGCCAATCGTCAACCTCCTTGCCCTGCATACGCGTGTATGCTGACAGGGCTTTTTGCTGAATGTTGGCTGAGAGCAGAACGGCACGCGTTATGCCCTGCTTTATGAGCGAGCCAAGAGTGCTGCTGTAAGCATCAAGCAAAGCCTGCACCCGTTCCTTTTCGGTCGGGGTGCAAGCCTTTGCTATTGTATACAATTCATCAGGGCTGACAGCGTGAACAGAATTTGATGTTGCTTTTGTCAGCTCTTTAATAAGTTTGTCGTATAGCTTCTGCAAGTCGCCTGATGCTTGCAGAAGCAATTTTGTTAATCTCTGTTCAGCGGTCATTCCGTGTTCCAGTTATTATTCCTCTCCAGTTTCGTCCTCCTCTTTTGTCGTGCCGAACAGGGCCATCTTCATTGATTGTGCGCTCTCCTCTTGCAACTGCTTGATTGTTTCTTCGGGATTGCTCACAAGCGGATTAAGCCTTACACCATCTTCTTGCGACATGGTCTGCTTGCTCTGCGTTGACAGATTGATGAGTTGCAGCATCTCCATCTCGTTTTTCGGTATGTAGGGCGTGAACACTGGCGTTACTTGAAGCTGGTCTGCGATACGCTTTGGTGTGGCTTTCATGCTCGTTGCATAGCCACTCTTTACGACATTAAACCTTCGCGTAAACATCTCGCCAAACAGTTCCTCTTTTGTTTCGGCTTTCAGGTGTGGGTCAGTAAACATGAGTCGTATTGCTGCTCCGCTCGTGTTGTTACCTAACGTTTTCATATTCTCGAATGAGATGTCAGGCGTCTGCGAATATGAGAATATGATGTTTGTAAGGTTGGCTACCTCCTGTCGCATACTCTCGGGAGCAGAGTTCCACGATACGACCTTCATGTCAGCATTTTCGCCCTCGCCCTGGTATACACGGCCCACTTCACCTTTCTCGGCAAAGCCTTTCATCTTGCCCTTGAAGAAGTATGTTGGCGCACCAAAGTAGTCATTCACGTCACCCCAATTAGAGAGAAGTTCTTCCAGTCGCTCAATGATTGGTTGCACGCATTCCCATTCGGTTTCCTCCTGCCGATAATACACAACTGGGATTTTCCCAAAGCCATGCGGTTTTGCGTCAATGAGTTCAAGGTTTGCTCCATTGTTCATGTATCGGTACACGAGTGTTGACGTGTACACATCGAAATGGACAGTCGTATTGCCGAGTTCGTCCTTTACATTGTACTTGCGCGCAAATCCGTCCATGCGGTTGTAGTCATCGAAGTGGGGGTACAGAATATCCCCATGCAGTGGAGAGAGCAGCATTACACGCATTTCGTCCTCCTCGCCATCTTCGCCCTTAACAATGTACCATAGCTCCGCGCATTCGCAACAACGAAACAACTCGCGTGCAAGCCGCTTGTCGAAGTAGTCTATCTTGTTGTATTGCAGGATATCCATTGCGCTGTCATACAACTCTTGTTGCTGGCTGTCTGCAACACCCTTAATGTTGTATTTGACTGGTTCGGCAAGCAAGAAGCCAACATCACGCTCACAGATAAGTCGCTGCGCTGGAACAGCAATACGGCAGCGGTCTACATACTTTGTCTTGTATAGCCAGTTCCCATCATTGTCTCGCTTGTCGCTCTTTACCTTAAGTTCCTTTTTCTTGCGCTTTGTCTTGTCATAGACTGCGTGCTGCATTGGGTTATATTCCGCTTCTGTTACATCAAGAGGCTTCTTGAAACCTCGTTTGCGTGCTGTCAGCAGCGTGTAAATCTGCATCGGGTCGCCCAATGTCATTATCTCTCTTATTGGCTTCATGTTTATTATTTTCTCGTATTTGTTTATTACAGCATATCTATAAAATCATCGGCTTCTATGCCGTTACTATTCTGCCCGAGCAGTTTATCAAGCACTACATAACGTATTGCGTCTATCGCGTGATTGTAGGCGTCAATAGGCTCATTCAGCCACTTGCCATCTTTGTTCTGTCGGTAGGTGTAGTTCCTAAATTCTTTCAGTACATTTGTGCTTCGCTTTGTCACGCGTATCTTTAGCTCTTGCATCTTCTGTATTCCAGCTATGATTGACCCTTGAAACTTGTGTACGGGGTGAATGTCAAGCCCTGCATTCGATATTTCGTCAATCAGTCGCGGGTCGGCACTCTCAGATATTATCTCAATATTTTGTCCGCATTCGCGATTGGCTTCCTTGTGCGCTTTCGCTATGTCTGCAGCCAGCATTTCCGTGCGGTAGCATACTTCATCAATCCACAGCGAATTATCGTTGATATACACGTCTACAATGGCCGTAGGGTCGTTTGTGTAACCAAAGTCCATGCCTCGGTAGTGATGCTTCTGATGCCAGCGAGGTATCTCGTCTATCTCTTCCACATTCTCAAATATCAGACCCTCTACCATAGCTTGCAGACCAAGACCGTAGATGCGCCATAAGGACGGGTTTTTATATTTAAGGCTCTCTATCTCGTCAATGACCTTTTGTTCAAGAAATGGGTTATCTTTGTAAGTCGTGATGAAATGATAGGTCTTAGGCTCTTTGTTCAGCGTGCATAGCCAGTGGTCATCAGAGAATGATGGGTTGTAGTCAATGATAGAAAATTTAGTTGTACGCATTTGCAGCTGCTGCCATTCAATAAACTTTAGTTCGTTGCCTTCGTTTACGTACAGAATTTGTCGCTTACGACCGCGCAACTTCTGCTCGTTGTCGCACGAAAAAAACTCCACCCATGAGCCATTCGGGAATGTGCAAATCAATTCCGACTTGTTAAACTTGCAATCGCCCCATATGTGCATATCTTGCATTACTGTTATAAAGTCACGAAGAACAGAACCTTTGAGCGATGGCAATGTAGCTCGAACCACTGAAACTGTCGTATGTGGATTATTTAGGCAATACGAGCACAGCCAAATAATTGTGTTGTACGTTTTCGATGAACGGCTGCTTCCTTGCTCACTGACTGTCGTATAACCCCGAATGTAGGCTTTGTTAATCTCGGAAAAGATTCTTGTTGTCTGTATTTTATTCTTCTTCCTCTTCATTATCGTACGTATCAACCTTATCTCTACTATCAATGATTTCAACCATCAATGGTTCGCGTGATATATCCTTTCCATTGGTAGTAACATCAAGTTTCTTCGGGACGTAAAGCCCTAACAACTTTCTTCGCTCTATAAGCATTTTATTGATAAATTCAAGGTAACGTATATCGCCATGACAATTCACGTTCTCAGACATCTGTTCCATCTTAACGGTCACAACGTTCTCACCGCCTGACTCCTCTGAAGGAACGCCGACTTGTCTACTTTGCTTCTTATCGTAGTCAAGTTTTGATTTTTCCCAGGCTGCCCAAGCTTCCTTAATCAACTCGTCAATACGCTGCAATTCGAGTTGGATATTCGCGTCAATGCTCTTTATCCTCGTTTCTTGCCACTCTGCTAATAGACGATTAACGTCCTTGTGGACTGTCTGCAATGAATACGTGGGCAAGTCAAGACGAGCCATGACCTCCTCACGTATCTCACGGAACGTATACCCACGCTTGTACAACTTGCTTATAATATCCATGCGGACATATTGCGCGTGCCTGTAATCGCACATCTTCATCTTTTCTTTTATCAGTTTAGCCATTATTTTTCACCTTTATATTGATAGATGAGATTTCCTTCTTCGTCTTTGCCGACTGGAATAATAATGCCTTCAAACATCTTGTACGGATTCTGGCCATTTTGTGGATTATTCCATAACCAACGCATATATTCAGCCATCGTCATGCTGTTAAACTTTGCACGTCTTTCACAACTGCACGTATTGAACCCTTCCGCTTTATTCCATTGGTACTGATGTAGTTCTTCTATATCTTTCTTAATGTCAGACCACCTTACAAGCCCATCTTTTGCATGCTTGGCTATTTGCAAAGCTTCGCAGAATTGCCCTTTTGAGTAATTCCATGTTGGAGGCAAGCCACAACAAGAGCCATTGTGACAGAGTTCTTTGAAGTGTGCATCGGATACGTAGAAGCGCATTCCGAGTTCATCACATAGATGCTTCATGTTCTTGAAGAATGGCTCCTTAACCTTTCTGTTAAGGCGTAAATAGCCAGTAGAAACGCTATACTTCTTATAGAACGCCATAAGGTCGAAGCCTGCTAATTTGCTAAGTGTTGGCATATAGTGTTTCAGCGTGTTACTTCGCTGCTCGACACAGAAGAATTCTGTACTGAGTGCTGTTGCGCCCCTGTTGGCTGCTTCTCTGATAAGGTCAAGATACGTTTTGGACGAAATACCAACAATGAATGGGCGAAGTCTTAAGGTTGCCCCACCTGCATCTGCTTCGGCTATTCTTCTGATAGCTTCAAGTCTTTGCAAGGGTGTTGGCACACCACGTTCTATGACGTGTGCATCGTGTTCATCAAGCGTAATAATGCTAAACTTGAAGTTCCAATTTCTCTGTCCGCGAATTAGCTCCATGTAGCGTTCATCTTCTGTGAACCATGCAGCCTTGGTAGAGAAGCACAGCGGATAATCTATCTCCTTGAAGAAGCGCAACAGTTCCAGAGTCTTTCCATACTTACGCTCATATCCATCAAATTGGTCTGACATTCCACCCCACTGCATAACTCTTCGCTGCTTGATGTAAGTGGCAAACTGTCCTGCGTACTTATCTGGGTCTGTGAACATTCTCTTTATTTTCTCAACATTCACGCATTTCACGTCCTTGTTCAGATAATGCTCTTTACAAGAGCCTAATGCTCGTTGAAATTGGGCAAAACAATACATACAGCCGAAAGCGCAATTACTATACGTGTCGAACGTCATAGGCATTGAACAATCGGCTATCTCTGCTGTCCATCTTGGGCTATTATAATATTGCATCGTAAAGAATAGATTTATTGATTACTATTGATTTCCCTGTGTATCTGATTTCGTTCTTCCTTGTAGCGTGTTGCTTAGCTAAGTTTGGATATTTCTTCAATATTCTCCGAGTACAATACTCATTCACCTTATCACCATCAGCATTCCACAGCTCATGCGCACCGCCCTTAGTATGGAACGTAGCACGCAAACAGATATCATTGAAACGAACCATTTTTAAGCCATTGTTCACACACCTAAGAACAATCTCAAAGTCTTCTTTGAGCGGTTGCTCTGTATCAAATCTGATTGCTTCAGGGTTAGGAAACCCCATGAAGCACCCTAACACTAATTGGTTGATGCTGATAGTGTGTTTCATGAAGAAGTCATTTTGCACGGGGTAACAGCCAAAGAAAACACCGTGTTGTCTCTCAGTGAATAGGAATGCGCGTCTTATTATATAGTCCAAGGTTTCTCTTTTAGTTATAAGAGTACCTTTACCGTATTTGTTTAGAAACTTAATACCGCGTACCTTATCGCTGCATATTATGAGCTTTGTATTTGGCCTATTAGAACACACCCAATCCAAGAGATTATTCTTGTCCTCGCAGACGTTTCTTCCCTTCTTGTAAAGGATAGTAGCCTTACTATCGTGCTTTTCAGTCAAGGTGTTGTAATCTTGCTCAGTCTGACAATGTACAATGATTTCATCCTTGTTATAACCGAGAGAATTGAGGTACAGTAGCATTTGCTGCCTGTCTGTGCGATTGTACGTAACAATTCCCCATATTACTTTTGATTGTTCCATTGCTCTATTATTCGATTACGGAGCTCCGTAGAAGAAAGCCCATGATTACGTTTCGTGTACATAATTCTTATTCCGAGTTTCTCACACGTTTCTTTCCCCGTGAAATTCTTGTTGATATAATCTTCGCCAACGAAACGTATGTCTATCTTCGGAATGCTCCTCAGCGCGAGTTCTAAGTCTTTCTCACTTCCGAGTGCTACAGCTCTATTAACGCCCTTGCAATTAAGGACTTGGTAGAACCTTTCAAACAGGCTCTGTACTGGTACATTTTTCCATGTTCTGTCGTGCGTGTCAGCCATAACTCCGACTATTAGGTAATCGCAATATAATCGGCACTCTTGTATCATAGCTACATGGCCTGCGTGGAAGAAATCTCCAACGACAGAAGTAAAGCCAATAATCTTGTTATTTTGCATATAATAATGAATAACAGTGTTCTAATTTTCGTTCAATATCAACTTTGCCGAGTTTCTTAGCATAGTGCCAAACGCGAAAGAGATGACTTTCTTCGCACAATTTCACTGCATTCAAAACCTCTTTGTCTTCAAATAGATTGTCAAATACATCTATTAAGCCCCTGTCGTGTTCAATACCGACAAGAGCCTCGTCCAGCCAATTTAGACTTGCACGGATTTTCGCTGCATCAATAATCCAACTTTCGACACCTTTGTTAGGGCTTGGGTCTATTAAAGCCAAGCCTTTATCTGTGGAAATGATATTAAGCAGAGAAAGGTCACCATGTGAGAATGTTTTATCTTCCAGCGTTTTACAATTCGTAATACGTTCAAATATGTCAGTTCTAACACCAACACTCTCTGCTCTTTGGCTAACATAATTAGCGTAAGAAACGACATCATTTCTTCCATCAATGTGTCCTTGCTCTCTTTTCAACTCTTTTATGATATTGCGTATCATATCAGCGTTTACGCACTTTGCAGCCAGATGCCCGTCTACGTATTGCATGTATAATTTCCCGAGTGTTACAGAATACACGATTGGAGTGTAGAACAGCCCATTTTTATTTTCGTAATGTGTTTTTGCCCTGCAATACCAATCATATTGCTCTTTCACATTGCCAGCTTGTTTAATTACAACATTCCCTACACGACAAACTGTTGCCCCTGACAATCCCTCATACGTGCGTACACCCGCTAACGAGAAATCTATTGCGCTCATGGCCTTGTCATCAACATAGATGTCGGCTAAAGGTTTGCCGAAGATAATCTCGTCAACCTTCAAGTCATTACGTTGCAGGAATGCTTCAATATATGGCAAATTCTTCTTCTTTGCCATCTCCACATCACCATTGCAACTTGCCATACCACGTGCGGTGTATATAACAATCTCAGCATCTGAAATCTTGTGTTTTATCTCCTTGATTTTTTCTACGACCGAGGAAATTGCACAAGAGTTAGAATAATCTCTGTTCTCTGTGTGACACAAGGTGTCGTCTAAATCGAAAACTATCCGCATTCTTCTCCCGTTATTTCGTGTATATTATAGACCACTTTATCTATCTTCGCAAGCCCGAGCAGCATTGCTACATCTTGCTCTCTTTCGGCTGGGTAGACGATAATAACTCGCTTCATTGCAGTCTCATCAGAGCCTTGCAACTTAGGCAACTCGTTCGGCTGTATGTCAAGACCTTGCAATTCAGGCGGAAGGCAGTCTAAAGAGTTATCCCCGAATGGTTCTTCTGCATTCAGGTTGTCGCTTTGTGGGCCTAATCCAATACCTTCAGATGTTTGCGTTTCACTTTCGCTTTTGAAATCGTTACCGAAGTTCATGCCATCAGTATTCCACACTGGCACGCCCCAATCATTAAGACTTTCTGTGTTCCATTTGTTGGCGAGGGCTTCGTAGTCCCATTGCCCAGAACTTACATTGTCTTTGATGACAAACTGCTTGCGTTCGTTCTCTGTCAGTTCGCTCGCGTTGATTACGAACGCATAAGGAGAGCCAATCCATTCGTTCCACCATTTAACGACTGCTTCTTTTTCTCCTTGTGCTTTTTCCTTGAAATCGTTGACTTTTGATAGCGTAGACTTAATATCCTCAATTGACATCGTAGATATTTTTTTCAGCGCACGCAAACGCATGTTACCACCGATAACTTCATTCGTTCCATCAATTACGATAGGGCGAATAATCTGCATCTTAGGAAACACAAGGATTGAGCGTACAAGTTGCATAAACTTCTCGCTTGTAATCTCACGGGGGTTGTTAACACTCTCTTTGATTTGACTGATTTTCAGTTTTTCTGTCTTTTCTAACTTCATGTTTTGTTTGTATTATAATTGTTTGTGCATTTGCGTCATGGCAATATTTTTGCTGCAATTCGCAATATCTATTTCTTTCTTATTATGATTGCGGACCTGTCAACAACCACCACAGCAGAATATGACGCCTCTGCACTTTTATATCGTTTGTGTGCTGCGAGCGTAGATGTGTTGAACAGGTCTTTTCTGTCTGAGTCGGTTACGGCCGAACCATTCTTGAATTTTGAGCCCTTTGGTATGTATCTTTCAGAATTAGTTATTCTCTCTGTAGAGAGTCCATCTCGTGGCATTATATCACTTTTCTTCACAAGAGCAGTTAGTACAGCCCCTTTGCTATACCTTTCGGCAGTTTTCTTTTCTCTCCCGAAATAATATCCAAACCCACTCACATGAAGCTCGTTGTTAACATAATACTTACCATTTATGAGTTGTTCTACATCTTGCGGACGCCCTCCATGATAAACCTCAATGTAGTCTCCAGATTTTAATAATCTATCATATTCCTCGTCTGAAACTTTTTTCGGTTTCCGAGATTTATAGTCTCCTAAATTATCACTTGCTTCTTTCTCAAAGATTTTCTTTGCATCTTGTAAAAGGTCCTCATATTCACCGCTCCTAAGGTTTAGCGATAATGAGTTCCTACGCGCATTTCTTGTACTGCCGCTGCCCTTTTGCCATATCTCCGCTCTTTATTTGTTCTTTCTTCCAGTTGATTGGTCAGCAGACAGAGCTTGTAGGCTGTATGTATACGCCTTATGTACAATCTTGAACGACTTAAACGCAATGTCTGATTTTTCATTCTGAGAGAATTTTTCGTTACCTTTGTATTCCTCATCAAAGATTTCAGCAAGTTCTTCTTTAGAGGTTTTTCCCATCGTTAGATTTCCATTTGAGTCTTTACCGAACGACAAGTCGTAATCATAGTTAATGTCTTTTACGGCTATGCCTTTCAGTTTTTTTATATGTTCGTTTGTAAACTTGTCGCCCAACGTTTCTTGCACGTTCACATCGCGCATTGCGAGTTGTGTAGCCTTTACAAAGTCCATTTTCTGAAATATCTGACTATCTCTAATAGTTTCTTGCGCTTGCTGTTTTGCGTTTCCTCTACTGCTCCTTGTTCCACCGCTACCCTTTGCCATGTTCAATTTGTTTTCTGTTGTCAATAACTTGTTTGTCAAGCAAATCTTTCAGCGTTGGAATAGCTTTGCCCATGTCCCAGTTTTCTTTGAACAATGCTGTATTCTTTGCCATGCGCTGAATAGACTTGTACTTGTTCTTTATGATGATGATTGGCGTAACGTAAACCGCACCATTCTCTTTGCACCATTGCTTAATAACCTCGCCACCGCCATACACAACGAATGTAAGATTATTGCCGTCAGAAACACGCTTGGCTATCTCATATTCGAAGCTCAGAGCGTTTACTCTGTCCTCGTAGCCCCGTGTGCAGAATGCGCTCCAGCCTTTCGGAACTCCAAGCAGATTGAATGCGTAGAACTTGTTAGCGACATTCAGGTCAACGAACACGCGAATGCCTTCCTCCTGCATCTGCCTTGCAACGAGTCGTTTCTTGTAGATTGCTTGCAGACCAAACGCAATAGGTGTTTCATTGAATAGCGAGAAGTTGGGTTCTACGATTTGTGCAGGGTTTTGCTGCAAAATTTTCTCGGGGTGTTCGTAAACCGCATTGAACCTATAGTCATCAGTGTAGAAATGTAGCGTTCCTGTGCCATTCATTTTGAATGTGCGCTTTTGCTCGCCAAAACAGACAAACGGAATTTGGCAAGTTGTCGCTTGCATGTCTAATCTGAGGCTTGGAACCTCAAAATCGTTGTCTGTTTGAAACAAAGAGTCAGGTATGTATAGGTCGTTATTCATATTGCGATATTACGCAAAAAGGACTAAGCACTCATAATGCTTAGTCCTTACTTTGAATATCAGACCTCTTTTATTGATATATTGTGCTTATACAGCATCAATTTTCGCTTTATCACAAAAGATGCAACTGAAACAGTTATCCGACTTTTAACGTCCTCAACAACTTGTTTCCCTTGCTTCTCGTACACGAAATCCGCAATGTAGTAACACGCCCGTTCGAGCAGTTTGCCGTTGCTGTCTGTCTGCTTAGGTATTAGCTCGAACTTGACTTGTCTTTGCAGATTTTTTATTCTACCGATTTTTTCTTCCTCGCGCAATAACAAGTACCGCTTAAACTCCTTGATGCTGTCAAATCGCCCGAAAACGTTGTTTACAACCTTGTTTCTGTATTTTGCGCGGCCTTGCTTCGTCCTTGGTTCGTTCATATAGCTCATCTTACACCCGTACTACCTATCCCGTTAGCACCTCTCTCGCTGTCAGATAGCTCCTCTGCTTCCACATACTCAACCGATGGTATAGGCATAATCACAGCCTGCGCTATGCGGTCACCTACCTCGTAGTCACAATCAAGCCCACGATACAAAACGTGCACCTCACCACGGTAGCCACTATCCACCACGCCCACACAATTTGCCATGAGCGCATGATGCTTGTAGCTGCTGCTACGCGGATATACGAACATCGCATAATCCTCAGGTATCTCAAACGCGAGACCAGTGCCGAACACGACTACACCATGTTCGTAGTCTTTCCGCATCGATGTCGCCACCAGGTCAAAACCAGCATCACCAACATTCATTCGCTGCGGCATCACCGCATTCTTACTTAATTTCTTTGTTTTAATTATAAGCATCTTTCAAAATGTGTATTTTTAGTTACTGCCTTGCTCTGTGTAAAACCATTACACGCGGTCCGCACAGAGTTAGAAAAGAATTTCGGGCACCGTCCTTTGGCGAACCTCAGGCACTCACCGCACTGCCCCGTCTTGCTGTTTGTCATATTGCCGTAATAGTCTTATTGCCTCGTCCAAGGCTTCACCATATTCCTTTGCCGTTAATGGCATCTCGCTTATTGCCCCTCTGCGCCATTTTTGGTGCAGGTGCAGGGCATGAATAACTTGTTTTGTAGTCATATTATCTGTCATTAAAATTGCGCCCTCCGTGGCCACGAACCACGTGCTGCCGACACCACTGCACCTATTAAAAATCAATCCTTTAGTATTAAGTTAATAAAATTGTGGCGTTGCAGAGAGGGCTTATAAGTACCCCACCTCGGACACGGACCGAGTGTTACCCGACCTCGGGCAATTAAAGAATCCAACTAAAACAAAACCATTTATATTTATGAAGTAAATTAAATGTGAGGTTTGTAAGTGGGGTATGTCTGTTGCTAATTAGCTGCTCGCAATCGGTGGCCCGTCATGACGGTTGATGTCCTTCCAGAGCCAGTAAACGAACAACATTAGTGCTATTACTATCAGTAGTTTCATGTTTGTTGATTTTTAGAATTAGCGGCCACATAACCGCGAATAAAACCTTTAAGACAGGCTTTCGCCATAAGTGGCGTACAAGTGCTTTGCTCGCCACACTCGTCACAGCGAATGCGGTCGGCAGCCTCACGCGCCCTTTGTTGAAGAGTCCTTTGCATCAAATTCCTTGTTTAGATTTTCAATGTAATCGTCAATTAAGCGTTCAACTTCTCTGTAAGCCTCGCTGTGGCCATCGTAGAAGCCTTCTTCTCTGCCAAAATCCTTGCCAACAAGGAAAGTAACGTACATTCCACCGGCGAGCGCCACAGCAGCAAAAATCATCGCTATCATTCCTTGCCCTCCTCTTTACCAGTTAGGCGTTCCCACTCATCATCAAGGTAAGCTTTCTCCTCCTCCTTGCTCATGAGTCCCTGCACATAATTCATGTCTCTTTTGAGCATCTCTATTCGGTCAGGCGCAAAGGTCACTACCTTGTATCTATCTGAGCCGCACAGAGCATACTCGCACAATTCACCAAGTGCCAAATAGCACTGTTCAAAGTCCGTATGGTCAGAGTTCTGTATGGCATTGTCAAGCACTGCATACATCTCCTTCAATCCTTCTACAAAAAGTTTCATCATGTTTTTAATCGTTTGTTTTGTTATTTGCTGTTTTCTTGTTCTTTTTCAATTCTGTTTCGCATTGTTTCAAACCACATATCAAGCACCTTCCGCCTGTCTGCAAGTTCCTGGTTTCTGCGCTCCTCTTCCAAACTGGCATATAAGAGTTGCCCAAACATCTCATGTCTAAGTTTCTCTATCTCGTTTTGCAGCTCGGTGAGTTGTGCCTCCTTGTCGGCAATCAGCGAGTCGTAGCGGCTCTTGACCACCTCGTCATCGTCACGTTTCCTATCACGCGACTTCATGCGGTCTGTTTCAATTTTGTTCGACTCGGTAAGGTAGATGTCGGCAAGCTCCGCTTTGGTGCGCGGCACACGCTCTGGTATGTGTCTTAGCACAAGTGCTGTCATGCCCTCTTTCATACATATTGTTCTTTGTTTAATCATTATCGGGCAGTCGCGCCCGTTCGGTCTTGTGTAATAGCAAGCCTTGTGAATGTTGTGTCTGTCACTCTCTGTATGCGACAGTGCAAATCGCAAGCAAGCCTTGCGATTATTGCAGCCTTGCCCGTCACATGATTTAATCTTGCCCATTTTCGTCAAGTTCTTGTATCAGTTGCTCGTAGCTTTTGGTAGTGCCTACCAAGCGTTCGGTTACCTCGGATAGTGGCAGGCAGTATTTCCGAGTTGCTGTATCACCATCGTACATGTAAAACAGAATTTCGCCATTGATGTCCTTACCTGCGCACACCTGTAGCCACCACTCATCTTTCTCACAATCTCTCACTAAACAAGGTTGCCATTTATGTGGCTCAAAGTTGGAGTAGTCGCTGTATTTTGGGACTTCAATATGGAGGTCTATGGTGCTTTCTTCTGCAAGAAGAAACGTACCATCAGTTCTAAACGCATATACGCCTTCACTTCCGTATTTACTCTCTATAAGTACAATCATGTTTTTAGAAGGGTCAAACATATCGTCAATTTCCTTTCTATCAAAACAAATAATTCTTGCCTTGTATCCATTTCGTGCGACAATATTTCCTTTAATTTCTTTATTTGTTATCTTCTTCGCCAGTTCAAGGTCGAAGGGGATTTTCTTGATTTTTGTTTGTGTCATTGTTGTCTCTTGTTTAATGGTTTAACTCTTGTCCAATGAGTTACCTCCAGCCCGAAGCAAACGAATTTGTGGCTGTCAGTGATTTCATACGGGTTGCTGCTCCGACGTGCTAACCACATACCACTCGGCTCATCTTCGTTGCACACAAGCACGACCTCCTCATATTCTGGAAGCTCGTCCTTAACGCTTATCCATTCGTTGTATTGCTTCTTTCCCATATTGTTTTTAGTTATGTTACGCTTTTACTTTAATTCCGTAGTACTGAAAGAACAAATCTTCAAACTGATGGGCGGCGTAGAGGGCGGCTTCCTCGCTGTTAAAGCACAAGGGGAAACCAAAACTCGTAACCGTATGCGCACCACGATTACTCGCATACGCACAGCGGACACCCGCACTCCCCGTACTATCCGCATCAGCACAGGAGAGGAGCTGTCTAATACCCTTTCTCTGCTTCTCCTCCTCACTCATGCGCTCCATTTCTTCCTTAGAGTAGAGCACCCAGTAAGGGTAAAAGCTCCAGCCTTCTTCATCACGCCACTTGCCATTGTTGATAGCCTTTTGGATAATCAGCAACTTGTAAAGTGCTTGCGCTTGTCCTTGCGCTTCTCTATCTCCACCCATACTGCCAGTAAGTAGGTGTTCTTTCATGCCCAACTTCTCACAAGCATCTGCAAAGGTTTTGATTTCGTGAAAGTCAAATACTTTGTTATCCATTGTTGTTCGTTTTTTAGTTATTGTAAAACCTCTTTCTTCTAATTCTTCTATGAGGTAAGAATCATCAAGACCGTGAATAAATTCTCTTCTACTCTCTTCGGCACACTCATAGAAGATGTTGTCAATTACTTTAGCCTGTTTGTTCTCTGATACGTAAGCGAGAATATCGTAATCCTCAATCATTGCACTTATTTCTACTTGCATATTGTTTGGTTTTTGTTGTTAATAATGTTATCTCACAAAGCAAGGAACAGAAATAATAAAACCGTCCTTGCGCAGACATTCAGGGTGGCCCGTAGCAGGCGCAACGCAATCCGTTCTGCCAGCCGCCTTAGCTGCGGCAAGCACCAAGGCACTCACGATGTATATGCAGCCGTCTTTAGTCTCGGGCAATCCCGTTATGTCGCCATAGCTCACTGAGCAAATGCCGTTATCGTCAACTTCGCTAAAGGTATTGCTAACTCGTGCCACTCCGACACTGTCATACTTCTCTCCGCTGTTAAGCGTTATCGAGTGGGGTGTGTAATTGTATAATGTTGTTGTCATAGTTTTTTATAAATTTTCGTTAGTCTGCAAGAATGCTCTCCACATATCTCACTACTCGTTCATATTCTTTTCCGCAATATTCACTATCCGCATAGGCTTTCTTGATGAGTTCTTTACCAGTGCCATAGAAACAACCAACGTTCCACATATTGTTGCTTCGTGTCCATGTAAAATAGCGGTCACTGCTCCACCAATTTTTGAAAACTATATAATCTCGGCCTGTTTTAATTATAGCGTCGCCTTTAACAAAAGCGTTACCATAGACTGATGCCACGCCAAAGACTTCTGCTTTATCATAGACTTCTGCGTCACCATGTACAAAAGCGTTACCATAGACTTTAGCATCGCCAAATACTTGTGCTTTCCCAAAGACTTTAGCCCAGCCATAAACTTTTGCTCTGCCAAAGACAAAAGCGTTGCCTTTGACAAAAGCGCTACCATAAACTTTTGCTCTGCCAAAGACAAAAGCGTCGCCTTTGACAGAAGCGTAGCCACAGACTTCTGCACTGCCAAATACTTGTGCATTCTCATAGACTTTAGCGTTACCAAAGACCTTAGCTTCGCCATGAATCCAGCAATCTCCTTCTTGTGATAGATTATGATATGATTGCACAAATCCACCTTTGTCACCAGTTTTTATAGAACCAAAGTTCCTAAGAGCTTCGATTCTATATAGAGTCACACAATTATACTCTATAGTCTCATCAGTTAATTTATATTTCTTCATATAGATATATATTAATTTTGAATTGTTTACTTTGGCAACGGTCAGGTATCTGTGCTATTGCATTCACGTGCTACCCTGTCGTTGTATTCGCAATCATCAATGCAGTTGCACCACTTGTTAGCATAAGGTTTGAAGGCATACTTGCAATAATATCCGTCTGGCAGATAGTTCGTATTCCCAACATAGTATTTGCAGTTCTTGCACACTGGCTTATTCATCGCATAATACCTCTCTTAATGTTGTTCAATTCTGTCGCGCTCAACGCCCAAGGCGCATAAAGCATAATCTCGTCAATGTGCGCTCTCACGCAATGCGGGAATATCAATCTCCCGTAGGAATTACGTCTTGTGTAGTGCAGTACTCTTTCTTCTATCGTCATGTCGTTGTTAATTTATTTCGCACTATCGCGATATTCAAAGTAATCTTGTAGCCAGCCCTTCATCTGCTCCGTGTTGCTCAATGCGTTAAGCAGATTGACGCCAGCTGTGTTGACGTTGTTGTCGGCATTAAGGTCAATTTCCTTGCCAGTCACGATGCCAGCCAACCTTGTGCGGAGCTTGTCCGTCATGCGGTAAATATCCTCCTCCACCATCACGCCAAGCAGCTTTGTGGCAGGGCAGTCCATTGCTGTCTGTGCAATGTCCATAAGCAATCGGCCGTTGGCATACTCACACAAAGGCAGTGCACATTCAAGAGCCGCCATTACGGGAGCGTCCTTAACGCCATTCCGAGTAAGCACCTGCATCACCGAGTAATAGAACGGTTGCCACAGATGTTCAAAGTGTTCGCTCGTCCATTCTGCGAGACCGTCATACATGTCAATCAAGCTGTCGGTAGCTATGCAGCGAGCTATATCACTGTCCCACCTTGCTATCTTAATCTGAAGTTCCTTCACGCTCTTCTTAATGTCGTGTCGGTAGTACTTGCTCTGACTGATAGTACACAGCGCACTGCGCAGCTTCTCGTTAGCAAGTTCCTTGCGCATCATGTTGAGGTAGAACACATCACCAAATATGCGGCTCTCCTTGCTTGTAGGTTCTTCTCGGCATCGTCTGTCGCGCTCCTCCAGCTCGTTAATGCCATTCTTGTAGGTTGTGTAGAGAGGCGAGCCAATGCGTCTTTTCAGACTTTTGCCGAAGAATGGGTTACCTTGTGTTGTTGTCGTTAGATTGTTCATTGCTGTTGTTATATTATCGTTGATGGTTTATTATCGTTTGTCATTGCAGTTAAGTCCCCCTTGTACGAATCTCTCGCAATAAACTCGTACCCGAGTTTCTTTAGATTGCCTTCCTTCCTGTCGCTTCGTTTGGTCGCTGCATCATATAGAACAGTGCGCCCGTTAATCAATACAACATACCCTCTCTTCCTTAATTCATATCTTCTCCTTATCTCCGACATATTCTCTTTTGCAGTTAGCATAGAGAACACTCTGTTCGTTCTCTGTGGTAGTCCGTATTTTATTCGCAATCTCTCCGATTTTATAATGTTCTCGAGAGTTGTTCTTCGTTTCTTCCGTGCCTCTTCCGTGTGCATCTTGCAGATGTTTTTATGCGCTATATGTGCGAGAATGTTCTGCTTAAAATCATCGGTTTTACGCAGGTGCATTTTCTGCGCCTTTTGACGAATTTTAGCCTTGCTCGTCTTAAGCAGAACCACAAGCTCCTCAATCGTGCATATAGGGTAATTCTGCACGAGTATTTGTTCCTCTTCTTTGCTCCAAATTTTTCTTTGCATATAACGCGTTATTTTTTATTATGTATAACTTGTACGCTTATCGTTAGAAAGTCGCTCAAACCGCATTAAAAGCGGCTTTTCGGCTATATTACGAGTATGCTACCATTCTCTTTGTACTTTGTTATTCGCATAAGTTTGTTTTTCGGCAATCTGCTCACGCATCTTCCATTAACGCTTACACTGCCAACTATGTTCAGTTCTTGTCTTAGATTCTGGCTGTCTCTCCTGATTACGATTTCGGTGTCAAATATGTCGTTGTTTCTGTAATGTTCAAGCGAGCTTCTTCCCCCGTTTTTGGCTGGGTCATACCAGTCCTTTCCTGCATTAGTTGTGTTCTGCAAGGCTTCAATCCTTGCGATAGCGCGGTTGCGCTCTGGCAGGAACTCCTTGTTGAAGGCAAGCCCTATTCTGCGAGGGTCGAATGACACATAGCTGTTATCGTAACGTCCAGCTTTGTATCGCGAGAAGAACAGCATCAATTCTGTAAGTTTGTAATTTGAAGCTATTGCGGTGAAGTTGTCAACGAACAGCCTGATGCCTTCTGTAAGGACTTCGTTGTCGCTTGCCGAACTCAAGAACATACCTGTTATCTGTATTTCGAGCCAAGACTGGGCTGCGCCAGCGTTATCGTACAGCGTGTTTAACGCACCAAGTGCAGCGCACTCTCTTAGATAAACCTTGTCGCCTATCTGCGCCAGATAATGCCAATTCGCTGGGCTGTAATTCTGCATCAACTTAGATAGGCAGCTGTTCTTCTCCGCCCACATTCGTGAGACGCTCATAGATTGAAGCTTGACATCGCTTAATTGCAATATCGTTTGCTTCTCGCTTACGCTCTGAGGCAGTCTTGTATCTTCGTTCATTTTGTTGTTTCTGCTTTTCTTGTTGTTGTATTTGAATTCTCGCCCAGTCCACGAAATGACATCGCAGGTCTGATATGCTGCTATGTGCAGTTCCTTTTGCTCTGCACTCCAGAATGAAGTCTTGCAGTATTTTCTTAAGTGATGGAATATCCTTGCCGAACTTCATCGCAATTTCCTCCCATGCACTTTGCATTTGCCCAAATTCCTGAAAAAGTTCCTCCTCTCGCGCGCTACGCGCGCATGATGTGTGTGTAATATCTTTTATATCATTTTCTTTTATATCATTTTCTTTTATTATGGGTGTATTACTCTTGTATTCCTTTTGTACTTCATTTGTATCATTATCGCATTCATTTGTATTACATTTGTATTCGTTGCTTTCGTTGTTTTTCTTTGATTTCCAGCGCGTTTCGATTGCCCGTTTTCGTTTTTCTGAAATATCAATTATTCGGTTCAATCTTTTCAAAACCGATTTATTTCTAAACATTTTCGGACTTTTCTCAACATTTTCAGCCTTATCGTCATCATAATCGAACAAACCGAAATCTTTTATCACGCGTTCGACTGTCTTTTGCTTTACATGAAGGTTGTATGCTATACTCTTGATAGAACTCATCGGCATCTCACCGTCTTGCTCATAAAGCATCTCAACAAGACACCAGTAAATACCAATTCCAGCTACGCCCATCTCAACAATCAATGCTTGCAGTTTTGGGTCGTTCCTCGCATTGTAGTCATGTTGAAAGTAATACGTTTTCTTCATTGCCCGATATTATAGCGTGAGATTGTTGCCCTGATAGATTGCAGGGCTGTAATTATGTCAACGTTAAGACTTGCAGCGTCAATCATAGGCGTGCCATCTATCGCAACATACATCTTGTTGTCATACTCCTTGACTTGCACCCTCTCTGCTAATTGCTTGCACAGGTGGTCGTTAATGCGCTCTATATTGCGCTTTCTGCGCTTTTCGAACGCGTGTATTATATTGTCTATATACATCATAGTTCACGCTGTTTTAACAAGTTCTCAATCTGCGAGCGCATGACCAGTACATTGCGCCCAACCTGAGAACACTGTATGTTGAATTTCTTGCGGTAACTCACCCATGTATTCGGAGTTATACCGAGCATCTTACAAGCTTCCTTTGTCCCTATCCACTCGTCTTGTGGCTTCAGGCGTTCTTCAACTCGTTCAAGTATTGATACAACACGCTGCCAGTCCTCCAGTGGTATTGTGACGAATGTCTGTGTCATGGCTCATTGATTATTAGTTTGCATTCATTTTACTTACGAGGCTGCAGACGTATTTATCCGCTTCTATTACCTTGTCATTCAGCTCTCGTATAACGTCCTCGTCACGCACAATCTCGAGCGAATACAATGGCTTTCGCATGAATGGGTTGTACACTACGAAGTACGTTTTAATCGCTCCTGTGACAGCCATGTGAGCGAAGCACTGCCAGTAGTAGTTCGCTTCTACTTTCTTAAGTCCAGCAAGTTTTTCCTCGTAAGTGTCTTGCGTGAACACATTCTTGACGAACTTGATGAAGTTTTGCGCCAAAGGGCATTTAATCTCAATCGCGTAGAAGGCTTTTGCTTCGTTGTCGTAGTACATTCTATCAGGCGAGCTTGCGAAGTTCGGCAGACTCTCGCTCTTTACTGATGGTGGCTCGTCTAACTCAATCGGTGTGTTAGAGCCATCGCCATACTTCTTATTGAATGTCTTGGCGAAAAGGTGTGCGGCTTCGCCCTCCATCGAGTGCCCCCAGTCCGTTATACGTGAATGGCTGTCAGTCAGTTCAACGTACTTGGAGAAAAGTATGTCATTTCCAACTATGATTGGGTTCATGCCTCTCTCAAATGCGAGCTGGTTCATGTACGTTTGTGCAATTGCTGTCCATTCTTCGCCTTTTTTCATCGGCTTGCCCATAAGGTTGCCAACCGCACTTCCCGTTATATTGCCCAGCCTTGAGCGAAACCAGTCAAGTGTATTTTGATTATTATTGTCATACATGGCTTATTCTGTTTGCAGTTCTACGTTTTCCTCAGCATCTTCTACCTGTTCTGCTGCCTGTTCTGCTATTGCCGAAATTGACAGCTCGGTTGCGTCTGCTGTTCGCTTTCCTACCTCCTCATAAGAGGTATACTTAATGTCTTGCGCTTCCTCTGCAGTTATCAGCCCCATGCTGATTTCTGGGCAGTAGGTGCGCTGCCAGAATGCGGCAGCTCTGTATCTTAGCATCTGATTGGGCATCGTCAGCCATTTGCTACCGTTCTTAGATGCCCAGCCTTCTGCCTTCGCCATTTTCATGCTTATCCAGTCTCCACAAAGCGGTTCTTTGTGTTTAGTGTCGGTTATCTCGTAGGCTACAACTCGGCAAGCATAATCATCTGTGCCTTCTGTGCCTCGGAACTCATATCGTAGAGCGGAGAACCGTTTGCTTGCATTGATGCAAGCTATAAGGAACTTACTGCTGAAGGCTGGTTGGCCATGAACGATATACAAGTTCTGCATAACCATCAAAGGGTTTGCTTGCATTCGCGTTGCCATCTCCAGTGCGATTGTGCAATTTGCGATAACTGCCTCTGCTGGTAGTGGCTCGCGGCCCTTGAACCTGTATGAGTCAGGAATGAAATTAGACATCGCATAGAGTCTTGCTATCCTCTGAGTAGCTTCAAACTGCTTAACCTGTTGTCCGACTGGAGTTGCTGCAAACTCCGTGTCTTGCTTAATTCTAAGCAACTGAATTTCTTGTTCTTGCGGTGTCATCGTTACAACCGCATTGTTCTTGTTTTGTTCCATTGTTTTAGGTGTTGTTATGTGTTGTTATAATAGCCCAGCGTGCCACTCTTCCTCGTGATACAGCGTTGAACCAATCAGTTTTAATTCTTTCTTCGCTTCTTCCGTATCTGCTTCTTTTGCCATGTCGAACACCTTTATGCTGTCAAGGTAAGTGTACGACTTCGCTCTCCGAATCAGCTCTTTGTCCTTTTCTGTCATGGTTCGTAATCATTACTGCCAAACTCCTCTCTAACATATTGAAGGGCGTCAACTACATCACAAGATGTGTCACGCGCTGACTTTAGCTCTTCAATTTCTTCCCAGCCTACCTTTTCTCTTTGCAGCTGGTCTACGAGAGCATCTATTTCTTTGTATAATTCGTAAGCCTTGCGCTCTATGGCTTTTATCTTGCCAGTCTGTTTCGTGTCCATATTAGCAATCTTCGAGTGATAACTTTATGAGTGTTTGCACGCAATCAGGAAACATTCCAGCCCTGTATATGCACACTGCAATAATTGCGGTCGCAATAAAAAGTGATATGCCGCAGAATGGTATCATATCGTACAGCGTTATACAACCGTGTCCAGTTGATACGCACATCATTGCACAAGCAACGAAATCAAGTACAACGATTAAGGAGAAACACAACCACTTTATCATCGTATTCTTTTAGTTACAATTCCTTTTTTAAGCAGCATATTCCTTACTGCCTGAGTTGATATGTTTTCATTCTTCGATATTACCTGCATAAGTCGCCATTTCGCGGCTGCCGGGTATTTTTGTTTTAGCTCCAAGAACGAGCATACTACACGCTTTTGGCGTTCGTATCTTCTTTTCTCGTTCTCTGTCATTAAGATGTCTGTCATACTTTTATTCTTTAAGTTATATATTAGTTGTAGTGCAGGTGGCTGGAGTCGAACCAGCTAATGTCCTAACGTTTCGCGAATACCGAACACGCAACAAAAGGCTATCCAGCATCTATCTGATTGCGAGTCCAATGTACTATCTTCTGCCGTCTATCCGATTAACGGCCTATCACCTGCGTTTGCCCGTCTTTCCGAGCTGCCAGCCCCTCGCCTTGGCTGCTTGACTTTTGAGTTGGCGAGTTAAATGCAACACTTTGCACTCATGGGCAATTTTTTGTCTGTCCTAAACTTTCATATTCCTAATCAATATCAATGTACTTTGTTCCTTTAAAGAAAGATTTCTTTACAGTCTTGTACCGCTCCGCTAAATTCTTTGCAGTATCTCTGTTCTTATCGAATTTAGCTCGTTGTTCTGCGGTTGTGAATGCACTTTTGTTTATTTCTTGTACCTTAGCATCTTCGTTTCTTTGAGCTTGAGAGATGAATCCTTGAATGTTAGAATATCTTACAGTTGTTGCAAATTCCATCGGAGCGTTGTTTGCGTGACCATAATCTTGCATTTTCTTTATCAAAGAGTCAACATCCCTGAATGTTTGTTTTCCGTATGACCCAGACTCTATACTCCTTAAAAGAGCATCTTTCTTGTCAGATTCCATAATTCTTCTTACCTCGCTTTCAGTCGTTGCAACACCCTTTGCTGAAGAATTATTCGTCAACCTTTCACTTCTTGTGCTTCTTGTATTTCCACTACCTTTAGCCATAAATATATTTCTTGCGGGCGGCTGGTTAGACCGCCCATTACCTTGTTTATGCGATTTCCAAGTAATTAAGTCCGTATGTATCAGAACATTCTACAAACTGTCCAAAACGGTTCTTGTTGCAAGCGAACCCCTTGAACCACTGTTGTAAGTTGTAAGAGCTACATTTTAGAAGCTTTGAAAGTTTCCAAGTTGTTTCTTGCAACTTGTTGTCATTATTTACTTTCTTTCCGAAGTAAACGATGAGCGCGCTCACAGCACTCATTTCAGTTTTACAAGAAGTTCCGTAGAGGAGGGGCGATTGAATTGCCTTGCAGATTTCCCCCTTTTCTTCGTTGATAAACTCGGCCATTACCTCAACCTCGCGAGCCTCGAACTCGTCAAGGCCGAATTTTTTTACCATGGCCTTTATATCTTTCTTGTATATCGTTTTCTTCATTGTTTTTATTTGTTATATTTGCAATCTGTTTTGCAGCGTTATTTATTACCTTATTTCTTAATCACGTTGCAAAGATATAACTAAAAAGTAATACAACAAAGGAAAATAACGGAAAAGTAATATTTTATTTTGATTTTTCATGGAAACAATAAAAAAATCGATTGAATACGGGTATCAAGAGTGTATGGGAAAGGATAATTTCCTTTATCTGTCCCATCTTATTACCAACAATGAATTGGACGAGGCAATACGGTTAGGTGAGATATTATCAGAAAAGAACCCCAGCAACGAAATGATATATATCAATTTAATGGAAGCCTACAGGAAAAGCAAAAAAGAAAAATATAACAGCGAGGTTATAAAATATGCACGTCTTGCGTTACTTAATGGACATAATACAGGATATGCAGCAACAAGATTATGTATTTCGCTTAATAGAGAAAAAAGATATCATGCAATAATAAATGTGTGTGATGCTGTATTGAATATAAGGTATCATTTCAGCACAAAGACAGATAAGGCTGAATTTTACAAGCGCAAGCAACGCGCTATAAGCTGTCTTAATAATGCCGTTGACAACGAAAATGACATCATAATTAACACCGATGAATTTATCAGAATGTGCAACCTAATTGATGCAAGAATGAAAGAGCATTATGAGAGATTATTAGAACCAGTAAATAAAAGAACATATATAGACGAGCACGAAAGGCAGAAAGACTTGCGACATTGGCAGGATATAATTAAACGGGACAAAGAGTTTATTATATATATGGAATCAAAATCTATCAACGAAACATTCAAATACTGAGCATTATGAAATACAACCATCTTGAAAAGTTAAAGGATTATTTTTATTCAATAGGAATTAAGCAAGACGTCTTATCTAAGGAATTAGGCGTCAGCCAGCCATATATAAGCCAACTAATAAATGGCAAAAAGGAAGTTGGTAAAAAAGTAGCGAATAAATTATCTGAGAAATTTGGCCTTTCTCAATACTGGCTCCTAACTGGAGAAGGCGAGATGCTTCGCGACCAATCTACAACCAACATAGATAGCGACAACACCTATGGAGATAACGCCATCGGAAACAATATAACTATTATGAACGCGCACACGCGCACGCGAGAGGAAAATGAAGGCGATAAGCACAAAGAAATCATATATAAGCCAGTCGTTACGAAGCAGCTCGCCTCACAGCCTGATACAGACGTGTATTCTGCGATTAAGGAGGACAAGACGCTGAAACTGCAATACATTCCAACTATACCGCCTTACACATCTATTGACTTCTACTATACAATTAGACAAGACGCGATGCTGCCCGAATATAAACTCGGAGAAGTCCTCGCACTTGAACACATGAGGAGTAATTCGGACATTGTGCAAGGTGCTGCAATGGTAGTTGATACAAGTGATTTTGGTTTCTTGTTCAGGCGAATATACGACCGAGGAGATTACTACGAGTGCAGGAGGATTAACGAGGACAGCGTATTCGAGAATCAAAATGTGCCGAAATCTAAAGTCATAAGGCTGTACAGAGTGGTCTATTCGATGAAGTTTGGTGATTAAGAACTGCAATAGATTTTTTACTTGTAGCCCTACTGAAATCGGTAGGGCTACAAGAACACGAGCATAAATAATAATGTTATGAAATACGTATACACATTTGCAGTTGATGCGCGCGGCTCTCTCCGCGTGTTCATCACTTACAACAAGCGTAAATTCTCTTATTCGCTCGGTTTCCATGTTGACAAGAGCAAATGGGACATGACTATGCAGCGGTGCAAGCGCAACACAACTCACGGAAAGAGCTTTACTCCTGCAATTAAGATAAATGCAGAGATACAGAGGTATGAGGAGACAATACAATCGGTTGCCAACTCATTCAAGGAGTCACCTACAACAGAGGATTTCAAGGCTGCGCTTGACAAGGAGTTTAAGCGAGAGAAGAAAACCGCACAAAAGGAAGGCTTCTTTGAATTATACGAGGACTATATCAACGAACAGGGCAAATTGTGCCATTGGGGCAAGAGCGTAATCTACAAGCACAATAAACTATTGCAAGAATGGAAGATGTTCGATGACGATATGAGCATAGACAAAATAAAGCCCGATACGCTTGACAAGTTCGCTGTATTCCAGTCGGACCTCGGCCACCAGAACGAAACAACCAAGAAGAAACTATCTATGTCCAAGTGGTTCTTCCGCTGGCTTGTGGCCAAGGGCTTATTAACTGACATCTCCTTTACTGCACAGAAAACACACCTAAAGCGTGCCAACCGCAATGTGGTATTTCTTACATGGGATGAACTGATGAAGGTATACAATCACACATTTGAGTACCCTTACCTTTCGCGCACTCGTGATATATTTTGCTTTTGCTGCTTCACTTCCCTGCGCTATTCAGATGCCGCTGCGCTGAAAAAGACAGACATATACGATGATGCGATACACATTACAACACAGAAAACGAATGATAAGATTACAATAGAGTTGAACAACTACTCACGAACAATCTTACAGCGTTATGCAGACAACGATACAGATAAGGCTCTCCCTGTCATCTCCAACCAAAAAATGAACGTATATATCAAGGAGGTGTGCCGCCAATGCGGCATCAACGAGAAGCTAACGGATATATATTATATAGGTGGAAAGAAAATAGAAGAAACGAAAGAAAAATGGCAGATGGTCGGAACGCACAGCGGAAGGCGTACATTCATTTGTAATGCGCTGATGCTTGGAATAGCTCCAAATGTCGTTATGAAGTGGACTGGACACTCCGATTACAAGAGCATGAAGCCTTATATTGATATAGCTGATAAAGCCAAAAAAACGGCTATGGACTTGTTTAACAAGTAGCCATAACCGCTTATTTCGCACGCATTTTAGCACGCATATTTCGTAAAACGCTGATAATCAGCATACTTTGTGGACCAGCTTGGGCTTGAACCTAGGACCTCCAGATTATGAGTCTGAGAGAATGATATTTTATGATTTTTTATATTGATAAATTTCGTTGATACACAGCGATTTGCTACTTTTGTGGCAGTTTATGATATGCCAAGAAATCCCATATCAAAATGTCTTTGTTTTCCCATTGTTTTCCCGAAAAGCATAGGAAGATAGGGCGTTCATAAGAGAAATGGTGGGTTTTGTTTTCCCATTGTTTTCCGAGATTTGAGATAATTGGCAAGTTGAGACCTACAGACTATTGGCAAAATGGCAAAGAAACTGGACACTACTTACAAGAGCGCAAGGTACGGAAGTTGTACTTATGCCCTTATCCTTGACAAGCGTCACCCCAAGAAAGACCGGGAGACGTTTCCTGTCGCTATGCGCTATACTATAGACCGAAAATCATGGTATAGTTTTGTTGCTGGCGAATTTACGGAAGAAGATTTTGCGAAAGTATGCACGCTAAGTGCAAAGGCAGTGCGTTCAGAACTCTATGAAAAGAAGATGGAGTTTGATGCTATCTTTGATGCCCAAACCGAGATGATTGAGCGTTTGGGCAATAGTCTGTCGCTCGAACGCATCAAGGCTGTTGTTACTGGGGTAGATACCACGAAAGAAACGTCTTTCATTGGCGTGTGGGAGAAGAAGATTAATTTCTATCTTACAGACAATAATGGTGAGCGTTGTACCACCGCAGAATCATACGAGTATGCCTTAAAGTCCTTTCAGAAGATAATGTGGAACAGACCTATTGTAGGTTTTAAGGTTGACAAAGAAGACATAGAGTATTGGAACAACGGCATGATGCATGGCGTAAAAGACGAAACAGGAAACCTTGTCGGCAAGATTAGCAATACAACTCGCGGAATATACCTCCGTTCTTGTCGGGCTGTATGGAACGAGTGCGTCTCCTTGGGTTACCTCACCAATCAAGAATACCCATTCTCCAATATCCAGAAGAAGAAATTGGTGTCTATTCCTGTAGGGGAGTCGAGGAAGCATTGTTACCTTACAGTGGAGCAAATGACAGAATTGTATCGGGTGTTTGTTGAAAAACGCTATCCCGACACTTGGAAGAGTGGATATGCTGAGAGAGCACACTATTCCTTGGGGTTGTTCCTTGCCCAATATCTGTGTAATGGTTTCAACCTTGCCGATGCAGGAGAGTTGACCTATTCTCAATATTATTTCGATACTGGCAGAAAAGCCTTCAAGTTCAAAAGAGTGAAGACCACAAACCGCACTGAGGGTGGCTCTGAGGTGATTATCCCGATCATAGAACCTCTTCAAAGGATTCTTGACGAGATTGCCGCTGAACCTGTACTCAATGGCTTTGTATTTCCAGAGATTCTGCAAGGTGCGACATTGAAAGCAGACAAGCGCAAGCGAATCTCACAAGAGAACTCCAACGTACAGGACAGAATCATCAAAATCTGTCAAGAGGTGCTTCATTGGGAAGTGCGCCCATCGGGAACGTGGTGCCGACATTCATACGGCACAAACCTTGCTCATGCACGTGTGGAACAGCGTTATATATCCGAAAGTATGGGACATTCAACCAATCATTCGATAACAGATAGGTATATCGCCCAATATCCTTTGGAGACTCAATTTGAATATAATAGCAAACTCCTTGATTTGGAGCCAAAGATAACGGAGGAGGACATCAACAATATGACGGAAGAACAGAAAACAGCAATGCTTCTGAAACTTTTGACGAAGAAATAATCACATTCAATATATAAAGGTATAACATGGCAAACGAAATATCAACATACACTCACGAAGGGATGGAACTTCCTTTTGAGGATTGGAGCAAAACGCTCCACTCTTTCAATGACTTGGCATCCATCATTCAGTCCACCCATGATGCAGCCCAGTCTTCGGCTGTAAGGGCTATCAACCGTATGCAGACTATGCGCAATTGGCTCATTGGCTATTACATCGTGGAGTTTGAGCAGCACGGCAAGGATAGGGCTGAGTATGGAACACAACTGCTAAAAAAGTTGGAGGAACGAGTGAATAGAAAAGGACTCAATGTTACTCTGTTTCAGACTTCTCGAAACTTCTACGGCTTATACCCACAAATGGGAGGGTTGTTTGTTCCAAATGAAATTTATTCAACGTTGTCGAATAAATTGGGAACAGATAGTTCTTTTATAAGCGAACTTGCTGATAGTAAGACTAATGCAATTTGTGCGACAGCGTCGCATAAATTACAAACATCACCAGAAATGATTGTTTCACGCCTTTCTTTTTCTCATCTACGAGAGATTATGAGCGTGGATGACCCTCTTGCCCGTTACTTCTACGAGCAGGAGTGCATCAAGTGTACGTGGTCTGTCCGTGAGCTTCGCCGACAGATTAGTACCAACCTCTATTTCCGTGCAGGCATCAGTGCCAATCCAGAGAAAATGCTTTCATTGCCATCGGTGCAGGGGCATGACTCGGCAGCATTACAGATTCGTCAACCTTTCACTTTTGAGTTTCTCGGACTGAAAGCGCAGGAAACAGTGGATGAGCACAATTTGGAAGATGCGCTGATAAGTCATCTTCAAGAGTTTATCCTCGAATTAGGCAAAGGCTTCTGCTTTGAGGCTCGCCAAAAGAGAATCATTATTGATGACGAGTATTACTACCCCGACCTTGTATTCTATAATCGCATACTGCATTGCGGTGTCATCATTGAACTGAAGAACGAAGAGTTTTCGCATGAGAATCTCGGACAGCTCAATGCTTATGTGTCATATTACAAGGAGAATGAGATGCAGCCAGGGGATAACCCTCCTGTCGGCATATTGCTCTGCACACGAAAGGGAAAGAAGATGGTAGAATATGCTCTTGCTGGCATGGATAACCAACTTTTTGTTTCCACCTATATGCTCCAGTTGCCAGACAGAAAGACCTTGGAAGATTTCTTGTTGAAGCAGTTGGATGAATGAAACGTTTTCTCAAATTGCCACCTAATAACAGGAATATAGCAGATGGACATTAAAGAATTCAAAAAGAACGCCATGAGGGATGCGCTTGACAAAGTGCATTCTTGGAAGCAGGAACACCAAGAGGATTACTCACGCTTCTCATTGGATATGATGAAGATGATGCACAACGATTTCAGCCAAATTGAACGCATATTCAAAATGGCTGCGAAATATGTGCCTACATCCGTGCTTATTGAGTGTCGGAAACTATTTGTGTCCAACACAGATACCGTTCTGTCAGATGATGAAAAGGCAGCCGTGGCTATACGTGTTGTCGATGAAATGATGGCTTTCACTGGATATCTGCGATTGGGTTTCTATTCCGAAGTTATTGGTAGGGATAAGAATGAAACAAACGAAGACCTAATCTTGATAAGGGAATATGGTCTTGTTGACAAGGATATGAGTGAGGAAGATGACGAGCATCTTTATATCCCTTATGTCTCAGCCAAAGAGTTTTGGGATTCGTTGCCTTCCCTCATACAAATGGCTGTATTCAATTTTAGCAAAGGGCATACAGCGGAAGAACTTGCAACAATATCAAAGCGAATAATGCTGTCTGCCATTCATGCTCTCCCAGAAATGTATTTCCGTCTTCGTGAAGAAATCTTTGAGGAACGAAATACATTGCTGATGTGTACGCTCTATTATATCTGCTTTGACCATGGACTACCCAAGAGTGCAACGGCATTGAGCAAAGTAAGTCTTAACGACAAACAACTTTCCATCGTGCGTGAAAGTGTCAAAACAATTATAGTTAATCTTGTGGAAACCAGCGTTACGCAAGGTCTTGACAAGAAAGCAGAATGGACAAAACAAAGTAAGGAAATAGAGGACATAGAATTTCGACAGACCATAAAGAACGCCCTTGATAATACGAAAGGGAAGCATGGACGCAGAACCATTCAGCAAGAAGAGCTAAGCATCGACGACATCCTCATCGCAGAGGATAAGTCTGCATTGAAAGGAGCAATCCTATCTGCCCTCAATGATATGGAACATGAATACGAGACCGCTTACATCAAGGCAGCACTACTGCGTACCAACCACCTTGCCCCCAATGTGTCTTTCGCCACTTTCCTGCGTGCAATAAATCAGTTCTTTAGTCGGGAATACAAGTACGACCCTGGCCAAAGGGTAGATTCATTCATCACGATCAACCACAAAGAGTTTTCCGTGTCAAGTAGTTCTAAGTGGCAACGAGCAAGGCGGATTATTTCGGGGTTGATAGAGAAATTCAGGAGAAAATCATAAGAAGCATTTCTGCTCTAGAAATAAGATAATTATCGTAAAATATGCTATAATTACATGGTATTTTTATACCTTTGTAGCCGAAACATTCAAATAGGCAATCATGAAGTTGAATAGAATCAAAACAGTTCTGGTAGAAAAGGATGTGTCGCAAACAGACTTGGCAAAAGAGATTGGCAAAAGTTTCAGCACCGTCAATGCGTATTGCTGCAACAGGCAACAGCCGTCTTTGGAGCTGCTTTATCATATTGCGAAATTTCTATCGGTAAACATAAAAGACCTTTTAGTTGACAACATACAAGAAAAATAATGGAACAGGCACAATATAACTCTTTGTTTTCGTTTATCTGGAATATTGCGACAGACGTACTTGTATATGCTTTTGACAAGAGCGAATACAAGAAAATCATTCTGCCCATGATGGTTCTGAGGAGAATTGACGTTCTGCTCGAACCTACCAAAAAGCAGGTGATTAGCATGAAGGAGAATTTGGACAAGAACCATATTGACAACCAAGCTCCTATATTATATAATGTGACAGGCTACCCTTTCTACAACACCTCGAAGTTTACGATGAAGACATTGCAGAGCGAAATAGACGCTCAGCGACTGAAGATGAACTTCATCGAATATCTGAACGGTTACAGCAAGGATGTGCTTGACATCGTGGAAAAACTGCATCTTCGCCAAGTGATTGACAATCTGACGGAGACAGAACGTCTGGGCAGCATCATTGAGAAATTCACCTCGGACCATATAAATCTCAGCAACAAGCCTGTTCTTGACGACGAGGGCAACGAGAAACTTCCTGCGCTCGACAATCACACGATGGGTACTGTATTTGAGGAACTGCTGAGGCGGTTTAACGAGGAGAATAATGTGACCGAGGCTGGTGAGCACTTTACGCCAAGAGATTATGTGAAGTTGCTTGCCGACTTGGCCGTCCAGCCCATTGCTGACCAATTGCAAGACACCACCTATCGCATTTATGACGGTGCTTGCGGCACTGGCGGCATCCTGACCATTGCCCAGGAACGCATCAAAGAGTTGGGCGCGGAGCGTGGAAAGAACATTACCATCAGCATCTACGGACAGGAACAGGCTCCTGACACATACGCCACGTGCAAGGCTGACCTTATGATTTCTGGAGAGATACATTCTTTCCAGTATAACGAGGGCGGTCAGCAGCGCGAATATATTGCCTACGGTTCAACACTGTCGCAAGACGGTCATGCAGGCGAAACCTACGACTTCTGCATTTCCAATCCTCCGTTTGGCACTCCTTGGAAGGAGGACTTAAAGAAGCGCGGCTTAAAAGAGACGGAAAAAGCGAAGTTTACAGATTCGCGCTTTACCATACTCGACAAAGACGAAAAAGAAATTTCTTTCCTGCCCGACATCAGCGACTGCCAGATGATGTTTCTTGCCAATAACATCAGCCGAATGCAGGACGACACACCGCTTGGCACTCGTATCGTGGAGGTGCATAACGGCTCTTCGCTTTTCACTGGCGATGCTGGCAGCGGGGCAAGCAATCTGCGCAAGTATATCATTGAGAACGACTTGCTTGAAGCCATCATTGCCATGCCCGAAAAGGACTTCTACAACACGGGCATAGGTACGTACGTCTGGATTGTCACCAACCGAAAGGAAGAACGGCGCAAGGGATTGGTGCAACTGATTGATGCTACAAAAATCAGCACTCCGCTGCGCAAGAACCTCGGCGAGAAGAACTGCGAAACTTCCGAAGACGACAGAAAGGCTATCGTCAAGTTGCTCACAGACTTCAAAGAAACGGAGCAAAGCAAGATTTTCCCCAACAAGGAGTTTGGCTATTACAAAGTGACCGTAGAACGCCCATTGCGCATAGTGTACGAGAACCCAGAAAACATCACGCTGCCCGAACTGAAAAAGGCGGAAGACGTGGCACTGCTCCAGCGAGTGCTCGATGCATGGAAAGAATACCTCGGCGGACACGCCGTGGGCGACTATGCCATGTTCATCATGCTCGACCAGATGAAGATAAAAGTGCCAGCCGCAAAGATAAAACTCGTGCGCCAGTATCTCGGACGCAGAGACGAGCGTGCCGACGTGTGCCACACCAAGCCCACTAAACTCGACAGCCCAGTGGAGTGCGACCCCATGCTACGCGACGTAGAACAAGTGCCTTTGCTCTACCCTGGCGGCATAGACGCATTCATGGAAAATGAGGTGAAGCCCTACGCTGCTGATGCCTACTACAACGCCGACAGCGTGGTGGTGGGCTATGAGTTGTCATTCACCAAATATTTCTATAAGCCAGTAGAACTGCGCTCCATTGCCGACATCACTGCCGACATCAACAACATTGAGAGCAGTCTGAAAGGAGTGCTCGGTGATATTCTGAATGTATAACCCTAAAACATTCACATCAATATGAAAAGATACAATGCATATAAAGACAGCGGCGTGAAATGGATTGGGGAGATACCGAGCCATTGGGGATGCATAAAGATAAAGCATCTACTTAAAGAGCGTGTTGAGAAATCGGCAGATGGCATTGGCGAGCCTCTGTCAATGAGCCAGAAATTTGGATTAATACCAACATCACAGATGGATATTGTTCCAAATGCTGCGACAAGTTATATCGGTGCAAAACACACTCATAGGGGAGATATGGTATTGAATAAACTGAAAGCACATTTAGGAGTATTTGCCTTGTCTTCTTATGATGGGTTGGTTAGTCCTGATTATGCCGTCTACTATGGAACAGGAAGAGCCGATATGGAGTTTCTTGAATATCTTTTTAAGACACCATTATATGTGTCCGAGTTTATCAAGAAGACAACAGGCGTTGCCATTGGCTTCAACCGTTTGTACACTGATGACCTATTCAGCATTTCTGCGCACTATCCACCCCTTCACGATCAGCAAGCGATAGTTGACTATTTGAAAGACAAAACCCTTAAAATTGAGCAATATGTTTCCGCAAGAGAGAGATAGAGAGCTGCTTGACAGCTTAAAGCAATCAGAAATTGCAAATGTTGTTACTAAAGGACTGAACCCGAATGTCAAAATGAAAGATTCGGGGATTCCTTGGATTGGGGAGATTCCAGAGCATTGGACAACTCGTAAAATAAAATTCTTATTTAAGGAACGCTCAGAAAAAGGTTACCCCAATGAGCCTGTGTTGTGTGCTACTCAAAAATATGGTGTAATACCACAAAGTATGTATGAAAACAGAGTCGTTGTCGTTAACAAGGGACTTGAAGGGCTTAAGTTGGTGAAAGAAGGTGACTTCGTAATTAGTTTGCGTTCGTTTCAAGGCGGAATTGAGTATGCGCATTATCAAGGAATAATAAGTGCAGCTTATACCGTGTTGAGTCCTTCTTCTGAAGTTAATTCGGATTACATAAAATATTTGTTCAAGTCGCATCCATTCATAGAACTATTGAAAACTTGTGTGACAGGAATACGTGAAGGGCAAAATATAAATTATGACTTGTTGAGAAAAAGCAGTATTATGCTTCCTCCTCTCTCCGAACAGCAAGCCATCGTTGCCTACATAGACGAGAAGCTCCAGAAGATAGACCAGTACATGTCCGACCTCCAGCGAGAGATAGACTACTTGAAGGAGTTTAAACAGCGACTGATAAGCGATGCCGTTACAGGGCAGTTATGTGTAACAAAACAATAAGGAGGGCACAGCAATGAGCAAGAAAGAGAAAGACATCGCCTTCTTCGTGGCGTTCTGCATAGAAGAATACAGAGCCGCCAAGGGGTTGACTGGCGAAGAAGTGATGGAGTTGTTCGCCAAGTATGGCGTGACAGACTATCTAAGCAAATGCTTTGAGCCGCTCCACACACAAGGGCGGCAGTGGCTGATAGCAGAGATTGACGAGTTTATTGAAATCAGAAAAAAGGAAGAAGTATGAAGATATATCACGGAAGTTTGGAAACAGTAGAGCATCCCAAGATACTCCAGCCTAACCGCAAGCTCGACTATGGCGAAGGTTTCTACACCACGACATCAGAAAAGCAAGCCGAGGAATGGGTGGAGCGGCGTATGCTCGAAAACAAAGCCACACACGGCTATGTCAACATATACGAGTTCGATGCCGAGAAGTTAGAAGAGTTCAAGAGCCTTATATTCACCGAGCCAACCGAGGAATGGGCAACGTTTGTCATGGCAAACAGAACCCAAAAAGAGTTTACCCACGACTACGACATCGTGTATGGTCCAGTAGCCAATGATAGAGTGTATTTCCAGTTTGGGCTGTATGAGTCAGGAGCCATCAGCGTAGACACGCTAATCCGCGAACTCAAAACCTACAAACTCGTAGACCAGTACCTCTTCCACACGGAGAAGGCACTGACAGCCCTGCATTTCGTAGAATCAAGAAAAATAGAATTGTGATATGTTCCAGATAAACCAAAACAACCTCCACTTACTCCTGCCAGGAAAAGTAAGTTGGCTCGTAGAATACCTACACGACGACTATGGGTTCTCGCTTCAAGAATGCCTAAACCGCATATATCGCTCAAAGCTATATAAGAAACTGTCGACCGAGAGCACAAAATACTGGCATCTCGGTCCAGTGGATTTGTATAATGAACTGAAAACAGAATTATAAGAAGGAATATTATTATGCCAACAGATATATCAGAGAAAGGTCTTGAAACAATCCTTGTAGAATACCTCCGCGACAAGCAGGGGTATGAGCAAGGCGTGTCTGACGACTACAAGAAGCAGTACGGAGTTGATACGGAACGTGTAAAGCGATTCATTCTTTCCACACAGAAGGAAAAGACCGTCACCACGGGATGCTTTGCCAATGACAATGAGGAGCGCAAGTTCTTCACACGCCTCTCGGCAGAGCTCACCAAGCGTGGCGTTTCGGATGTACTCCGAAAAGGTTTCCGATATATCAGTGAACTATTTGATATGTATTATCCTTTGCCGTCGGAACTGAACCCTACGGCAAAGAAGTATTACGAGAAGAATATCTTCTGCGTCACCCGACAACTGTTCTACAGCGCAAACAATACCGACAGCATTGACGTGATGCTCTCATTGAACGGTCTGCCCATCATGACTATGGAACTAAAGAACCATTATACAGACCAGACCATAGAAAACGCCATCAAGCAATATCAGAACGACCGCAACCCCAAGGAAGACACATCGGCACTCTTGCTGATGAAGAAACGCTGTGCCGTTCACTTTGCCGTTGACGACGATCTGATAATGATGTGTACCGAGTTGTGCGGAAAATCATCGTGGTTTCTGCCTTTTAACAAAGGTGTCAATGGCGGCGCAGGAAATCCAGCCAATCCCACTGGCATACGCACCTCCTATCTGTGGGAAGACATATTGGGCAAACATTCTTTGTCGGACATTTTGGAGAATTATGCACAGGTCGTAAAGAAGAAAAAGCGAGTCAAGGACAAGAAGACAGGGAAGAAAAAAGATGTGGAGAAGGAACTCGTCATCTGGCCACGCTATCACCAACTGGATGCTGTGCGCCAAATGCTTGACGCTACACGCAAGGGAGGTGTGGGGCAAAAGTTTCTCATCCAACATTCCGCAGGCTCAGGCAAGTCGAACAGCATCACATGGCTCGCCTATCAGCTGGTGGGACTGCTGGACGGAACAACACCTTTGCTCGACAGCGTGATAGTCGTTACCGACAGAATAAACCTCGACTCACAGATACGCGACAACATCAATGCCTTCAAAAGGCTCAAAAACATCGTGGAATGGGCAGACTCGTCAGCCACACTGAAGGATGCGCTAAAGGACGGAAAGAAGATAATCATCACTATCGTCCATAAGTTCCAATACATACTGGAGGCAATAGGGACAGATTTGAAGGACAAGAGGTTTGGCATCATCATAGACGAGGCACACAGTAGCCAGAATGGCTCTCTGTCCGCCAAGATGAATATGGGACTGTCGGGCAATGTTGCAACCGACGGCAAGGATTTGGAGGACAAACTCAATGCCATCATAGAAGGACGCAAGATGGTGAAGAATGCCAACTACTATGCCTTTACAGCAACCCCAAAGGCAAAGACGTTGGAAATGTTTGGTACGCCACATACAAAGTCTGACGGCGAGATTGAGCACACGCCATTCCATGAGTACACTATGAAACAGGCCATCGAAGAAGGCTTCATCATGGATGTGCTGAAAAACTACACCACATACGCCAGTTTCTATAAAATAGTAAAGACGGTGGAAGACGACCCTGAGTTTGACAAGAAGCAGGCCCAGAAGAAACTTCGTGCGTGGGTGGAAAGACAGCCTGAAACAATCCATCAGAAAGCCGCTATCATTGTCAACCACTTCCATACCATGGTCATAAACAAGGGAAAGATGGGCGGTGAGGCTCGTGCCATGGTCGTTACAAGTGGCATTCTGCGAGCAATAGACTTCTACTATGAGATAAACCGCCTGTTGGAAGAGCGCAAAAGCCCGTATAAGGCTATTGTAGCTTTCTCAGGAACAAAGGAATACAACGGCAAACAAGTGACTGAAGCCGACATCAACGGGTTCCCCTCAAAAGACATTGAAGACAACATGGAGGAAGACCCTTATCGCATTCTTGTGGTGGCAAACAAGTTTCAGACTGGTTATGATCAGCCCCTTTTGCATTCTATGTATGTGGACAAGATGCTGACAGATGTAATGGCGGTGCAGACCCTGTCGCGTTTGAACAGATGCCATCCCAAGAAGATAGACACCTTCGTCCTTGATTTTGCCAATGATGAAGAAACCATAAAGGCGGCTTTTCAGAAATATTACAAGACAACCATTCTGTCAAGAGAGAGCGACCCCAACAAGCTGAACGACTATATATCAGCCATTGAGGAAGCCAACATCTATACTGACGATGAGGTGGGCACGCTGAATGAAAAATACTGGAATGGAGTAAGCCGCCAGGAGCTGGACCCGATAGTGAACCTTGCGGTAGACAGATTCAAGGCATTGGATGAAAACAAGCAGATAAGCTGCAAGAGCAGCATAAAAGGATTTCTCAGGACTTACCCATTTATTGCCGCTGTCACTTCATACAAGAGCCTTGAATGGGAGAAACTCAACACCTACTTCATGCTTTTGGTACACAAACTGCCAAAACTGAAGGACGAGGACTTCACTTCTGGACTGATAGAAGCTATCGACTTGGACCAAATGCAGGTGACTAAGTTGGGCGATGCTAAGATTGCGCTGGAGAATACAGATGCAGAAATCGAACCTATCCCCATGGGGAAAGGCAAAGGTGGCAAGAGCGAGCCCGAAATGACAAAACTCAGCGACATATTGGAACAGTTCAACGGCATAAATTGGCAAAACATCGAACTTGCAAAACAGCAGCTTGACGAGTTGCCAAATAGGATAAAGGGCGATGAAGCTTTTGTCAATGCAGCCAAGAACAGCAACAAGGCAACTGCACAGCAGCAGTTCAATTCGTCAATGCTCATGGTCGTGGCAAATATGCTGAATGAGAACACAGAGTTCTGTCGTCAGTACTTGGACAATCCCGACTTCATGAATTTCATCAACGAACGAGTATTCCAGAACGTATATCAGCAAGTGAACTCAGCGAAATAAAACCTATGGTATTGTAGTATGAACAGGCTTGTTATTATAGGAAACGGATTTGACATGGCACATGGTCTCAGAACCAGTTATATGGATTTCATTAACTGGTATTGGGACCAACGTGTCTATGGCTTTATAGGCAATACAACCAATGTATCGCAAGATTGCCTTTGCAAATTAGTTATCAAAGAGACAGGTGATTTTAGCTGTTGGAATGTGTTTGCAGCCTCAAATTCATACTTCTTTAAGGATTTATACCAGAAGGAAAGATATTCTGGAAGTGAAGTCTTTCAAGAGATAAAGCAACATCCAGAAACCTTTATGGTTGAATGTAGTCCTTTCTTTGAAACCATCCTCCAATCGATAGAAAGCAAAGGTTGGGTTGATATAGAGAATGACTATTACCAATTACTTAAGGATAGTATCAATAATCCTCGTTGCGAATACACAATCACAGGGCTTAACCAACAGTTAGCATTCATTCAGTCGAAACTTGTTGAGTATCTTAGCACGATAAAAGAGGGTGAATACAAAAGTGAATATCAAAAGGCCATAACGGACTATTTTAATCCTGATGACTTTTCGACAGAAGGCAGAGTAAGGGCATTAGACAATATGGGACTTGATTTTGACCGCCCTTATGACAAACAGTATTTTCAAGAAGAACATGAAAAATTAGCCCCTGAACGTATCATGCTTTTAAGCTTTAACTATACAAAAACAGCACAACTGTATGGTGGTAGCAATGTCGTTCACAACTATATTCATGGAGGATTGACACGCCCTGAAACTATCATATTCGGGTATGGTGACGAGTTAGACAAAAACTATCAAGACATTCTCGACAAGAACAACAATGAATTGCTTAAAAATGTCAAGTCAATCAAGTATTTGGAAACAAGACATTATCACGATTTGTTGGAATTTATCTCGTCTAATCCGTTTCAAGTTTTGATTATGGGACATTCCTGCGGAAACTCGGACAGGACTCTGCTCAATACAGTCTTTGAACATGAAAACTGTATATCCGTCAAACCATTTTATCATAAGTGGGCAGATGGCAGAGACAATTATTTGGAACTGGTACAGAATATCTCACGATGTTTTACTAATACGAAGTTGTTTAGAGACAGGGTTGTGAATAAAGAACTGTGTCAAACGATGTAAAATGTTCTACCTCTTCATTACGCATCCGTACTTCGGAACATTTTCCACAATATCTTCCAACTCCCTATCTACCTTGGATAGTTCATCTTTGGACAAAGCATATAAGCAGTCAATCGCAAGTCGATTGGCTGCTATTTTTCTGCGAGCGAGGATGGCTTCGGTGCCACCGATGGAGGGGCGGTTTGCACCGCTTGCCTCCAGATGGTTGTTTACTGCGTCACGCATGGTGAACTGTCTCATGCCTGTCTTTGCCCAGTAGATAAGGGCATCGACAGCCGCTTTTCTTGTCTTTCTGTATTCATTGTCTGTCATAATTCTGATGCTTTGAGTTTGCTAAAACAGTTTGATACATATCCAAATAGTGATTTCTACAAAGATAATTGCCCAACTAGCAAATGCCAAGCCGAACATCCATGCATAAGTGCGGCCATTGAAGTAAGCACCTTCTTCAACATTTCGGATGCGTTTAAGTTCCATCTGTTGGTGAGCGAATAGAGCGTTTATCCGCTTCTCATGTTCATTAAGTGCTTGCTTGAAGGCTGAAATGGCGGCATCGTTCCGCTCGTTCAACTGGGCAAGTCCTTCATCATTGATACCAACTTTGAGGTTGCTTCGCTCTGCCTTGATAATGGCATTGCAGACTCCGCCAACGATGTTGTCCGTACTCTCTTGGGCAGCAACAAGAGCTATTCTTGTTGATTCCAACTTTTGATAGGCATTGTCCAGTTCCTCCTTGGCTTTATTGAGTACCTCTTTGGTAGATTCTATTTCTTCGAGAGTTACTTTGATTTCGTCCTTGCCACTCTCTATGTTCTCGTCTTCCTGCATCTGATTGTACAGATTAAGCACATCCTGTGTGGCATCTTTCTTGTTTCTTCCCATATCGTTTATGTTTGAAAGTTATCGTCTCATGCCTCTCTTTATCGGCTTACAGAGACTGCTTGCCTGTCTTGCGCAGCGTCTCGCCCAGTCACGGTCATCCTCGTCCTTGTCACGTCCCCAACCACTACCAGGACTACCACCGCCACCACATGACTCCGACATAGAGGTGGCAGCATCAAGGTAGTTCATAAAAAGCAGCATCGCCACATTCAGAATGTCATTGTGGCTTGCAGATTCATTCTCAGGGACTTCGATACAACTGTTCATTGTGTCGTATGCAGTTCTCGGCATGACTATATTGAAACGCTCGCCATCGACTTCAATAATCTTCCTCAATCTGGCAGGAAGGACAAGTTTGCCATCATTGACTGTCCGAGACCGACCACTTGAAACTGCCGCATTTTGGCTGTCCATTGTGGTAGCGCTTGGAACGGATGAAGCAGGTCTTTGACCAACTGCAACAGGTGTTGGCTGTGGGCTCAGCCTACGAAAAGTATTTTCTATTTTCGATACCGTGAGGTTTCTACCCACACCCAGTTCTGAAGCTTTGATGGTGCTTCTGCCAAACTTAAAGCGATAGCCATGCACCTTGGCTTGGTCTGTCTTGTCTCGGATTAACTCAATGTTGTACCCCTTTGCCCTTATTCTATCGGCATAGACGTTCCAGTCAAAGGCAGACATGGAACGCAGCACGTCCAGACAAGCATTGGTTATCTTCGCAATGCGTTTCTCACGAATATCCATTGCGTCTTTCCAACCATGATGCTGATTGACTACCTTTGCTGCCATTACAGCACGCTCGCCGATGAACTTCACATCATTGAGATTGCCGTCCATATCAATGCGGTTCACTACCAGATGCAAGTGAGGAATGCCACTCTTGGAATCACGATGAAGGGCGGCAAAATACTGAGAATTGGAAATATTTGTTGGTTTGACCGATGTAGCAGCCTTGCCTTTTCTCTTGCCTATGTGGCTCACCTTGGAGATATGGTCTATTTCATGAATGAACTCATCAAGGCATCTCTGCCAATCTTCTATGTTCCACTTTCGTGCTTCTTCCTCAGACGGGGAAAGCTCAAAACGTATGGATGTAAGTTCAATAGGCTTCTTTGCATACTTCTGCTTAAACATAGACTGATGCAATACCATTTCGTCCCACATGCCCATAGGAGGCAGCCCCTCGCTAAGATGGTTGGTCTTGACGATGTCTGCACGATTGTTCTTTGTTGCGTAATTAGTCATTGCCTGACCATGCTGAATTGCTGCTGCCTTAGCTATCATATCATGTCTACAAATCGGTTTCTGATGTTGCTCCATTCCCTGATGATGTCATTGACACCTTGAAGCCAACGCTCCATGAAATCCGCTCTCTTGAAGAGTTTCTTTCGTTCTGTTTGTGGCAAGGCGTGAAGCGCATTGCGTATGTAAACAAGTTCCGCTCTTGCGCCAGTCAATCCTTTCAAGGCTTCCTGTTGTTCTGTGGTCATGGGCAGTGACGGCTTATGTCCAAGGGCAATGTCATGGAGATAGATACTCTTGCTCCTTCCCGACAATTGGGCATTCTTCAATACAGTGTTGAACTCGTCTTCTGTAAAACGGACATCAATGTGTTTATTCTTGGGAGGTCTCTTCCGTGAGATCTTCTCCGTGTTATTATTTTTATCTTCTTTCATAGTAAATGTATTTTTGAAAGTTGGAACTTTGATATAAAAGGATTGCCAATGTGAGCCAGCGAACATTCAAGGATGCCTGTAGTTAGTGGTGGGCGAAGCGAAACCGTCTGACACTGGTACTTCTTGTTTAGACCTCCCGAAAACCACGGCTAATGGAGGCACGGACTCTGGCGATGGCATATCTGTCAAGATTGATTGCTGATGAAAAGAAAGGGAAAAGGAATTTCATTCCTCATACCATCGAAAGATGGTGATACCTGCCGCAGGTGAAGGCAGTGCCAAATAAGCGTCTGTCCCAAGTTGTCCCTCAGTTGAAGCCACAAATTCCTTGTTATCCTATATCCCATAATTTTCTTTTTTGGAAAGTATATTGGGGACAAAGGGACATGAGGCAAAAGAAAGGAGGTGTCAGAATGGTAGTTCTGACTGCCAATTTTCTTCTTTTCCCTTTTGTTCTTCTTGTTGAGCACTTATTCTCACCCAAGGGTGTTTCGTCCGTCCCGTTTTGTCGCAGTACGATGGGTGCAACCCTTTGACCTTCTCCTGCTCGCTGCGCTCCCAGCCATCCACCAACGACATGAGCCGATTGATGTATTGGGCAGTGTACTTGGCAAGATTCCTACGTACAAGGTCGTTGGGCAACTCTTCGATAATCTGTCTTGCACATACCATGTTTAGCAGCACCTCTGGTTTGCTGTTAGGTGTTGCTTCGGTATATGCACCTTTCTGATAGGCAGCACGCATGGGGATGCTCCATGTGTCGTAAGCCTTAGGAACAAGACGTTCCAAGTAGAGCTTGATGTCATCAAGAATAGGATCGTTGAGAATGCTTGAATGGCACATTTGCACATCGTTCGCTTTTGCCTCCAATTCTGGACACAAATAGAGATTCGTGCCCCTCTTATAATAGGTGTAAGCCTCTGCCCATAGTTGATGCACCACAGACTGTAGGGCTGAGAGCCAATCTGAAACGTGACCATTGCCTTGAACTGGCACTATCCACCAACGGCGATTTCCATTGTCGCCTTGCAGGAAGTTGGTCTCGTTTGTGGTGGCTGCAAAAACATTGTGGCGCAAGTACTCTATAGGTTTGCGCCCATAGGCAGGACGCATACAGTCGCTACGACGGCTAAGGAAAGCCTTTGCCGCCTCTGCATCGTTGGCTCGTTTCATACCGTTCAGTTCGCTTATCTCGATAATCCAGCCATTCGTGATAGTCTCAACCTTTTCCTTATCGCCACTTGCGAAAGAGAAAGAGTCGTTAAACCATCTGTCACCTATGACTTTAAAAAATGTACTCTTGCCAATACCTTGTGGCCCTGGCAAAGTGAGCACATTGTCGAACTTACAACCAGGCTCAAAGGCACGAGCAACAGCTGCCACAAACCACAACTTAGTCTGTTCTCTGATGAGCGGAGTGTTCTCTGCACCAAGATAGTCGATGATGGCAGTCTCAATGCGAGGTGTGCCGTCCCATTCCTCTTTGCGGATATAATCTTGAACTGGGTTGAAATTGCGCTCAGAAGCGGTAGTCTTCAACATCTCGAACACTTTGTTCTGGGTAAGTCGCAAGTCATAGTTCTGTTCCAAGTAGTCTTGAATCTTCCCTACGGATTCTTCATCTACCTTGTTCCCATTGACGTTGCAGAACAATGGAGAAAAGGAGATGTCGTCTTGGCAGAAGGTGTCAAAGCGAATCTGACGGAGATTCTCATCATGTGTGAAAATCATCCTAAGATTGCTGATGGTCTTCAAAGTGTTCCCCTTAGCATCAGTGGATAGGTAGTCTTTCCAATCTTCTTCCATACTACTTTCTGATAGACGCAAAGCCACCTGCTTTCTTGGCAAGTTCCAAAGCCAGTTCCACATCAATCACTATCTTGCGAGCAACCTGAGTGATGGCGGGGTCTATGACACCGCTTTTCTTGATACGGTTAGCCGTAGGAATGCTGCAACCGAATATCTTGGCTATTCCAGCAATGCCATACTCATAATGTTTCTCTGGTACCACCTCGGCAGGTGCCTTTGCCGTTCCTTTCTCTGCATTTTGAAGGAGCAGGACAAATTCTTCTCCCGACATCATGCAGACAGGCTTCTCTAACAATTGTTCTATTGTAACGAGTCTTGTCATATTATTCTTGCTTTGTGGTTTGTCAGTTGTACTTCCTGACATCCCGATTACACATCTGTTGTTGGCTCATGAACCATCTTTGAAATTCCGTGATTGGAAATCCGTGGGCAAAGGTAGTTCGTTTGGTGTAAAGGAACATTACAGGTGCTATTCGCCAAAAACTGAGATAGTTTTTTATGTATGGTTTCTTAGCAGTCGTTAACGAAAGTGCATGGTTTTATAGAGGAAAAGACAGGAGAACTTCAAGGAGGGTAATGCCATAAAGCACATAAGCCTCAAAACCCTAAAAAGAGTCTTGTGGCTTTTGTTTCTCTATAAAATTGTTGTTTTCCCAAGTTGTTTTGATATTCAGAGAAACCTTATTTACATGCTTTACTTGGAATGATATGATGCCAAGTATATCGAAAAATCAAGGAGTTTTCAAAATCAATGTGTTTTCCCATTGTTTTCCGAGAAAAAGAAAAAGCACCTACAGAAAATCTGTAAGTGCTTGATTATTAAAGTGGACCAGCCTGGGCTTGAACCAGGGACCTCCAGATTATGAGTCTGTTGCTCTAACCAACTGAGCTACAAGTCCGTGCAAATATGAACAGCCTTTGCCGCTCTTTGCGAGTGCAAATATACAAGTTATTGCTGAAATCTACAAGAAAAAAGGCCGACAATGTTAGTTTGTCGGCCTTTTTCTTGCATTTTTGGGGTACATAACGCTGGTAACAAGCGTACGAAACGCTGTTGCAAGCGTACGTTTTAACATCAGCGAGCATACCAAGACTTACGTGATAAGCGTTTGTATCGCTGTCGTAAGCGGGTTGTCATGCTGTCGCATGAGGATAGCTGGGGCAATTTAGCGCACTGCTTTTTGCCCTCGTACTATCCGCTGTATCCTTTGGGGGAATAGCTGGAGGGAT